GTTTTTTTTTATGATTCCTCCTTAAATATCCAACGCGGTCTCGTCTTCTGGCGGATTGTCGTAACGGTACGTGAACCCGAGATAGGTTGAGGATCCCGTACCATTAACAGCATTCCTGATTCGCTGGGCTACGTTCTCCACACGCCCGTTGCTATGCCCGTGTTCGACAAGCCATCGCGCGCAGTCGGCGGTTGTCGGGAATGTCAGGTCGAGTTCGTTGATCACGGTCCGATGCTCGGTGCGAAGTGTCGGCTCGACCACACGGAACATTCTGGCGAAGTTGTCGTTGCCGAGAATGCTATCCACGGCACCGAGTAGCTCCGGCTTGACCATCCTGGCGTATTCGCGCAGCCAGAGGTTGTAATACTGGGCGTATGGACGCTCGGGCTGATGCTTGCCGTAGACGCTCTCGATGTCGCGTATTGCCTGGACACTGATGCCCATCATTTCCCGACAACGATACTGCGTAAGACCGAGCAGTGTTCGTGCGGCTCGGAATTGATCAGGTGTTGGCATGGTTGTCTCCTTTCGAAAATATCAGATATTCTTTGGATCGGTGATGCCGAGCAGCGTGGTCTTCTTGATCTCAACCTCCCGTTTGTCGAGGGCGATCCAATTGATGTCGCCGTTGAGGTCCGGAATGGCCTCTTTGATTTCGGAAAGCGTCGGTTTGTATGGGAAATATCGTTCGAGGGTTGTGTCTCTGGGGACGATGGAATAATCCACGACTCCGTTGATGGTAAACTCCTCGCGATAGCCGATGGTCAATACGTAAAGTGTCGTTGTCGAGCTCATTATTCATCCTCTTTCCGACTTATCGTCTGTGAAGGAAAACCAATTTCCCTGTGAGTCCTGAAGGATCCTCTTATTGCAGATCTTACATTTCGAGTGCATCGATGCTCCGTCAAAATCGACATGATTGTCAGGAATATGATAGTCCATGACATTGTGTATGAAATCTCGCATCGGCGATTCATTCCATCCGCGCTGAATGAAACATAACAAACAAAAGAACATCAATCCGATTACCAGAATCAGGATGATTAACAATATATTTTTTAAAAGCATGCTTACCTCCGAATATGTCGGCCTTGTAGATTCTGAATGCGCCGATTTTCGGCCCTGTGAGCCATTTTAAGGGCCCGTAGAGCGGCGAACACGATCAAAATGCTTAAAACTATGGGTATGACCAGAAGGGCCGAGAAAACGGCGATTATGGCGTTAATGAGACAGATCATCCGAACGCCTCTTTCTGGTCGTTTTGGTCTGAATATGGAACTTCTGGTCTTCCCTGACTGGTGTCCGATCCGATCCCTTCATGCAGTTCTGACATACCGCATTGACATAGATGTTTCGTCCATCACTCCATGCATGAGTCGTATCGATCCAAATATACGGATCATGATCAGACTCACAATGAAGCTTGTGCTCGTCATGCAGTTCTTGTTTGATGGTGTCGAAGTCCGCGTCATGGATTTCCATCATCGGACCTGCGGAAATATGATTGTCGGTCATCATTTACTCCTTTGGTTCTGTCTTGTCGTGGATCCACGTCAATCCTTTGTCGATCCATGCGGGAATATGGAACAGCCAGCAGAGGAACTCGACGATACAGAGCACTACGAACGTTCCTCCAATGACGAGAAGGACTGTTCTTGCGGGTTGGTCCCATTCGCCGACGAATACGCAGTATGATCCCATGGCGAGGACTCCTCCAACAAAGTTGAGTAGTAGATATACCGGCATCATACCCCAGTTAATCTCGTCCATGTTCGCCCTCCTGTTCAAAGGTCCATTGCTTGCTATTGTCCATTTGTCGATACTCATTCCTGGAAATATCGAAGTGCGTCGATCGATTGCATCGACAGCACATCACTTCACATTCATGATGATCCGGTGTGATCTCCCATGCATCGGTGACGAGCAGCGATGCTCTTGGATGGCATCTAAGATATCGTCTGGCCCGATCAAACACGCTTGTTGGCGCCATAATATGCTCCTAAAAATAAGAGGGCATGACCGACGCGCGATGGCGCCGCCCATGCCCTATGATGGAAATATGGTTTACTCGATGGACTTCAGGTCCGCATCGACCTTCTGGAAGGTCATAGTATTGAGGGCCGTATCCGGTTCGTCATTATCATAGAACTCGTCCTCGAACGGATCCTCATGCTTGGTTGCGATGAGCATCTGCAAATATGCGGTGTTGTGATCCGACATCTTACCGCGGTATGCGGAAAACGACAGATTGACGTTCTCGACGTCGGCCCAGTCCAGAATATCAACCGGGCTGAGGTCGATCTCCTCGCCCTGCACCACGGCCTTCGTATGCTCGGCCCACAGGCGCTTGTTGCCGTACTGGGTCTTGAACAGGATCTTCGGATTCCTCGTATCGGCCGGATCGTCCTTGAACCTTACGTTGACCTTGAGCAGGAGCTGGGGATCAGCGTCGATCTTCTCACGCATGCGGGGACGGAATCCCTCGTCGGTAAGGAAATCGAATTCGTCCTGAGTCAGCTCAATGTTGAAGTTGCGATTGCCCTCGTCGTTGAACTGACCTCCGTTGCCGGCGAAATTCGGATAGATGAGTTTCGCCTCACGAATGCGGTACGATACACGACCACGGGAATCCACATACTTTTCGACTGCCATTGCTTTGTTCCTTTCGTTAGTTTGGTTGAAAATATCAGTTGTTATAGATAGTCACCCGTTCAACAAATGGACGGGTGTCGGTCATCCGGCCTCGATCGATGTTCTTTTTGTTGCACCGATCGATGGCCGAGGTGATTTCATTATCGGTGATGCCTGAGTACTTGTAGAAGTTCGCCAGCGTCTGGAGGACGTCGGCGAATTCGTCGAGCATGTGCTCACGCGTGTCATGCTGTGAGGCGACCATCAGTTCGGCCGATTCCTCCAGCACCTTCTTCGCCAGTTTCTTGCCGTCTTGGAGTTCGCCGTCGTTGAAGGTCTCCATTGGCGGGAATTGGACCATTGACAATCCTTTCTAAAAAAATATGGGCCCATGCGTCGGTCGCACAGGCCCATATGGTTTGATGGACAAATCAGTCGAGATTGATTCCATGATTGTCGGACTTCACGACGCGGTTCTCGAATCCGAGACCGGCGAATTCACGGAACACCCGTTTGGCGAATTCCCTTCGACTCATGTCCTTGTGTTCGAACCTGAGATCGAGAATATACCAGACGAGCGCACCGATGCATGCGCCGATCAGGATAAGGGCCACGACCTGATAGTCGAGCAGTTCAATAGTCATCGTTGTTCCTTTCCTATGAATATCCTTCATTATAGGCGATGACCTTATCGCGAATCAATCACCCATGGCCGCGATGCGCATGACATCCATCATCGACTTGTTGCGGCCGATGTTGTATCCGACGTAGAAAATGGCACCGGCGGCCACGAGCAGCGCTTCCGGATGTTGTTCGATGAAGTCCATGACAGTGTTTCCCGCCTTGTTGATCTCGTCGTTGACGTTAATGGTCTTGTCCTCCATGGTGGTCTCCTTCTTGTTCTTTCGGAATTTCGGTGAAATATTAATGTTGAAGTCCATGATCAATCCTTGCGCTTATGCCGGGTTACGGTGATGTCGTAGATGGTTTCAATGGGACCTTCGACCATCACCTGCCGTCCGCAACCAGTGCAGATAAATATAGCAACGATCCTGTGGTCTTTGAAATATACATCATGGGGGCGAATGTCGTAGTCACAGTCGCACCCCATGAGCTCGTTGAGTTCGTCCTCACGCATCAGCGGTCTCCTTCTGATAAGATCCAATCCGTTCGTTCCACAGTTATCGATTTCAAATGAAGATTATCGAGATTAGGAACGATCGATCCTGCAATGCGGATCGCTTCGTATGCGGATGGAGGTATCTGCGAATAAGTGCTATAGATCGTATCTTGATCGGTTTTGATGATAACACGATACATACTCATCATCATGGCCGGCCCGGCTTCCTGTTGCGGATATGATCCATCACGGACCTGAACTGCTCGTTGGCTCCTGCGTTGAGCGCGACGAATGCGATGACCCCAACCGCAGGGACGATGATGTCCCTGATCCAGAGTCTCGCCTCTCGGGCTGTATCGATGGTGCGCTGTTTCATGGTTTGCTCCTTTCGTAAAAATATAGGCCCATGCGTTGATGCACGGGCCTATAATGTTGATCAGTTCTTGCTCTGATCGGATTCCTTCTGGACATCAAGATCGAGCTGGACCATCCACTTTACGGTATCCTCCAGCTGCTGGATCCGTGCGTGATCGCTCATGGTCGTCTTATATTCCTTATAGGCTAAGGCGATGGAGATCACGCCGGATGCAGCTGTGATAACCGCGCCGGTGATGGTGAATATATCTTTCTTGTCCATGGTGTACTCCTTTCATACACTATAACTCTTCATTATAGCATATGTTTACGTCGCGGATACTCCGCCCACCAGATGGTCGGATGCGTCCATCGACGGGCATGACGACCGCGATGGAGTGAGTTATCGACGATCCACACTAGATATCGATACGGTGCGTCATTGACGTATTCGCCGGTCGGCGTAATCAACCAGTCTACCAGGAGTCCGATAAGGGCAACGGCCACCATTGATAGACATATCAAACAATTTGTCAAATTAATCATTACAATCACCCATGTCGGAGAAGTTTGAATCGTCGTTGATATCGCATTCGGCATTGGGATCGTAACCGAGTTCATTGATCGATTCCGTGATCCTCAATCCCTGTGTATAAATATCATCGCTGATTCTGCGAAGCTCGTCGCATTCGTCATGCATCCGGAGAACATGATTTTGGATCCAGGTGATGCTACTGACGATCTTCATCAGAAGAATCATTGTCGTCGCGATCGTCATTCCGATCAACGTCTTCATCTTCCGGCTCATTGTTCTCCTCCTTGTGGAACTTTTTGTAAATATCAGTGGCGTCAGACGCACCGTTCTTGGTCACCAAATTCATCTTATCAGCGGTTTTGACCATGATGAAGACGATTCGATCATCATCCTTACAGAATTCCTGTGCATCGAGAATCACTTCATCATCGGTTAACTCCTCGGCGTTGATCTGAACCGCAGGAATATCTGGATCAAAGTCAACGATACGCCAATCCTTGAGATAGGTGTTCTTTTCACAGTGATTCCTTTTGCGAATATAACGGATTAAAGAGTCAGCTCCTTGGGTCGCCAGATAACTGATGATCGTTCCGATGACCATGGCTAGAATCAGTCCGAAAATAAAGTTGATACTCATGGATGAACTCCTTTTATAGTATTTAGAAATGATGGTGATCGCAGAACCAGCTGATGACCAGCATGAGAGCGGCCAGAAATATAACGATGATCGCCTCGGGCCAGGTCATGTAGCCAGCTCCTTCATGAGATCGTTCGATGCCGGATTCGGTGAGGAATATGGACTACTCTCGTCGATCAGCCATTCGTACGATCCGTATTGTTCGATGGTATCGATCGCGTCATCGGCCAATCGCTCGTAATACGATCGGTCAATCTCTGAAGAAAGACCATTGTCTCGGATGACCGAGTATTCCTTCCAGCGATACCCTTTTGTTCCAGATACCGCATCGTAACCGCCTCGGCTGTTCTCACGTACCAGTAGGCCTCCTCCACATCCTGATTTGACTGGGGAAAAGGCCGATACTTTACCAACAAAGCTGTAGTGATGCTCATCCAGTCCAAGTCCCTCATCGAAATCAAGGAAAATATTGGACTGAGCCGATTTAGTCTCTCGGAAATCCTCAAGACCGACGGGCTCTTTGGTAAACAGGGTCTTAAAGACATAAGGAACTTGGAACTGCAACCCGGTAGCGGTCCACTCACCACAGTGCTCGCCGTAGGCTGAATGAGCGATGTAGGTGGACTTGTTGACGATGCACATCTTGTCATAAACGGACTCCAATTCGAAATTGTATCCGTATTGTTTACCCATGGCGGTAACGAAGTCGATGATATCGCGGTCCACATCGGCGATCTTGATCGAATCGGTTTTGATGTGGACCACGGTGTATCCGAGCTCCTGTACCTTGTGCTTGAGCGCAATCATGAACAAGGCGCCTCGTTTGGCGACTTTGTTGTCGAGATTGCGGTTGTTCGGATTGGCAGCATCGTTGAATCGGGTGGGGAATGAGGCGCTGGTCAGGCCATAGACCGCATTGATGGCAATCTTCAGTGCCTGAGCCAGCGCCTTGGAATCCTCACCCTTGAGCACGGGTTCGAGATCCTTGATACGTTCCTCGGGAACAAACTTCCTGAAAATATCAAGGCATCGATCGAAGTCTTTATGCTTAATGGCGATACGGGCCTGTCGGATTGCGTCGAACCGTTCAGTATATGGACCGAAGAGATTCATAGCAACAATCGAACTAGGATGCATGGATGAGACGTCAAGCAGTCCGACATTGCCGAACATGCCTCCGAGATGTTCCTCTTTCTCTACCATCTATCGTCGCTCCCATGAACAAATAAGACGAGAATCACAATCGCGATGATTAGCCCTATACACGATCCGAAGATGGGCCATGCGTCTCCCATTGTGCATGCTCCTTTCCAAATATCATTAGCGGTTCATCATTGCCTTCAAGATGATGGTTATAGGCGTCGACAAGTTTCATGAGATCGATTTCATCGAGTCCTTCAGCATAGAAAGCTCGTTTCTTCGAATCTGGTTTTGTACTGACGATACCAAGTGCCATCAAATATCCGTGAAGGAACAATCGTGATAGATAACTTCCGCTGATGTGTGATGGATGCTTGTATTTGTTTTCATTGACGAACCGAACCGGTGATTCGGAGCTCGAAACCTTACCCATTGTTTTTTACCTCCCATGGATGTGGAATATCCTTGTAATCCTGATCGACATTACCGTTCCCCATGCCATACACCCAGACATAGCCGCCTTCTCCCGGATATTCGCCCATGTACTGGGACTTCTTATCCTTGAGTGCATATCGATCAAAGGCATATCCCGGGAACATCTCGGACAGTTCGGGGAAGTTGAACTCCGGTTGCGGATGCTTGTTGTTCCCGAATATGATTTGTGCGGTATGGGTGTTGGTGGTGTCGTTGACTGTCAGGCCACTGAGCATTGCCAGCATCTGGCGTGCAGTGAAATCCTCCTTGAGGTGCTCGAACACGGCCTTGGTGGCCCTGACGTCATCCTCGCAATATGATTGCACCAACGGCCATTTGTCCTCGGGAACCGGCTGGTCCCATGGCATTCCAAGCTCATGATGGTCGATGCCCAATTCAATCTCCCACTTCTTCAACGACTGCTTCTTGGCGGAGAAGTCGTAAATATCCGTGTATGATGCATTGTATGCCTGACCGAACATGGCGTTCTTGTTTCCGCTGACGATCCGCATCGACAGATCATACAACTGGGCGTTATTGTATCCCATGACACCCCACGCCCAGAGAATATGATTGTCGTACTTGCGGTTGTTGAATCCCACCAGATTCTCATCGAGTAGTGTCATGATGTTCTGCCGCTGAGGATTGATCCATGTCTTGACGACGTCCGAATCGCTTTTCATGAAGCAGACCATGAAGAGGTTCGGAAAGACCTCGACATCGAAGAATGTGAGAATATCGGCGTTCTTCGGATCACTTCCTTTCGGAATATCATCGGACTTGAACTTCATCTCGTTCACCAGAACGATGCAATAATCAGACCAATGTGTCGACCGCAAAGCGAAATCAAATATCTCATTACGCATGTCAGTGACGTCATATGGTTTACCGGACTCATACATCTCGTCCATGAGCTTCTTGATGAACTCGACGCTCGGCTTGGTCCCAGGACAACATTCCTTGCGCAAAGCCTTCTTGATGACGTTGCGCAGATGCTGTTCATCCTTGAGTTCCTTCTGATTGATCATAGACTTCTCTCCTTTCAATGGAAGGCCGCTTGAAATATGGGAGATCTCATGATCGTTGCACAGTGAGAGCAGACGCCGTAGGGACGAATTGCCTCGGAAGACCTTGATCTCGACATGGATGTCGTAAAGGTTTTTGAGTCGGGATACGTCTCCATCGTAAATATAGTGGAGGTGCAATCCCTGTCCGCTCTTGGATACCTCGGCATAGGTCGGAGGGAACTTGCGGGCCGCCTCGAGATTGGCCTGAAGCGATTTCTCGCCATCCTCTCCTCGAATATCGAAGTCGATGACAATGTGGTTTTCCGGAACCTTGACCCAGTGCAGTCGACTGGTGTCGAGGTCTTTGAGCGTGGTGCTGACTTGGGCCCATTTGGCAATCGGGGATCCGCTTTCATCGTCTCTAGCATATTGTGCAGGGCAATCACGGCAGAGTTCGTCGAATCGACTGTCTGTTTTAGTGAGTCGGAGCCACGAGTCATGGTCATCGTCAGATGCTCGAGCACGTCGGTCGGAAGAATCAACGATTCTCGATTCGAATTTGTCTCGTTTAAATCCATGATAGGTAACCGCCTTACTTGCTCCACGATCCATGTTCTCGAAATATGAAGCCAGTTCGAACATGAACTCGGAGCGTTTCATGACGTCGGTGATGTGGGCTTCCTCACACCATTCCTTATAGACACGCCACAGATCGGTCAGACGCACTGGCTCATCAGTGTCCATGAGGTCAATGTTGTCCTGAACGAATGTGTAAATATCATTCGTCTTGGCGATCATCTCCGTAGGACGATACTGAGAATATCGGTTGACCCCGAGCTTCCTGTAGACCTCACGACAATGATAGGCAATGGCACCCAATTCGAATCCGATCTGCTTCATGCAGTCGAAATAATCATCCGGCGCCAATGTGTTACCAGTCGGATAAATATCAATCAGTCTCCTTGTGATGCCCGACTTGGCGTCGGTGATCTTCACCGGCTTATTCGTTGCCATGAATAACATCGTCTTCAGCGGAACGGTGTACTGTTTGACACCCTTTTCGTTGACCACGATCTTCTCATGCGCAGCGATCTGATTAAGCAGGGTGTTGTCCCACATGTGACTCAGATCGCCATCGGTCTGGATACCGATGAGCGGAGAGTTCTTGAAGGACGCGGTACTGAATTGGTATCCCTTGCCAAGTTCCTCCGCATTGAAATATGCGATGTATCCAGGGAAGAGCATCTCGATGATGTTGAGAATCGTCGACTTTCCGGTTCCTGGATCGCCGTAGATGACAAACATCTTCTGGATACGTTGAATATCATTACCGTCGACCAAGGCGCCGATGCCCCATTCGAGCTTTTCACGTTCGGATGGGGCATACAGCGTATTCATAAGCCGGTCATATGCCGAGGTGTCTCCCTCGGATATCGCGTATTCCAGTTGCACGGTGGCATAATCCTCACGCTTCGGAGTCTCATTGGCGAATATGATCCGCTGATTGAGCACCGCATCGCTGTCGGCCAGATTGCGCAGTCCGGAAATATACCTATTCCAGCAACCGTTGGAGGTGTTTTGCATAAGCATGCAGGTCACTTCATTACCGTCCGGAGACTCATACGAGTCAGCGAACTCCTGAATATCACGGTCGATCAGCTCGCCAAGGCGTTGAAGGTTCTGCGACCAGAGATGGCTATCCGGATCGAACACCGCATAAAACGATCCACCCTTGACGAGCAGATCGTGATACCCTCGCATCTTCGGATCGGCGAATATGGATTCATGGCCCTTTGTTGCCTTTTTGACACGCACCTGCACTTGATCCATCTTCGCCTCCTTTACATGTCGGGAATATGCTGTTCGTTGAGCCAATACTGCATCTGCCACCACCATTCGGATGGGCGGATATCCTTGTCATCATGAACGATGAAGAGTCCACCACCCGATCCGTCAGGTCGGTACTGTCGATCCATCATGATGTCGCATCGGTCCTGAATATAACACTCCGGATCTCTCTGGTCGAGAAACCAGTCATCCGAGCATCGTGTCAGATCCATGTTTTCAAGGAACATGGAGAACGCCTCGTCGACCGGGACGATGGCAAGAACATCGTTGACCCGTTCGGCCAAGGCGACGAGGAACTCAAGGACCGAGCATCCTCGCATACCGCCAACCAACGAATATCCGGTTCGGCGTGTGTATGCATCACGTAACGACTCGCCGTCGGATATCCGATTCCGATCCATCATGACACTGGAACGGAATGGTATGGCTGCAAGAGACATACTGAGATCAACGTATTCGTCGAAATTCACACGATGGCGTAGCCATTGAATATACGATGCGTTGAAAAATGGCGATGAATTACCGGTCATTGACCTCCTCCATTTCGGCCGCTATAGTGGAATTAAACCTCTTTTTGGGTCGGTATGACTCCTCTTCAGGAATACCTAGCACATCGTGCTGGTACGATCCGTCATGCCGGGTGATCTCGTAGTCGGTCTCCAGAATATCATTCCTGCACCACACAACGTTAGGATCACCACTCTGCGACAATCTTCCGAACCTGTTGAGCACGATGGTGTTGATGATGGCATCCGGGTCCTGAACGATCTCCATTCCTCGGGCAAGCACGTCATCGTCCTCCCAGTAATCGAGATTCTCCGTATCGATGAACCACGGGGCGTTCTCGTGATCCTCTTCGGAGATCTGATAGCTCGGTTCGTCATCATCAATGGACTGATGCCAGCGACGCGCCTTGATCGTCATGATGATTGATTGCTCAATGCGCTCGTCCCCGTTCGCCTCGTCATACTGACGCTGTTCGTCATCGGTAAGAGGGCCATCCCATCGCGGAACGCCGTCATCGATGATGAAATTATCCCGATCCGGTTCCTCGGCATCGATGCCCACGGGGTCATCGTCGAGCTCATCACCACGTTCATCGGGATCATCGAAAATATCCTTTTGTTCGGTGACTTTGGGATTGCCATACGTCTTGGCGGCCTTGACTGCCTCCCATTCCTTCTTCACCTCGATGATCTGATCGTCGTAGAAGTCAAGCTCCTCCTCCTTGCGCCTAATGGCCTCGTCGGTTGACCGCTTGACGTTGACGAACTTCTCATGGTTGTCTTTGAATTGCTGGTTAAGTTCATGCTTCTTACGTTCCAGATCGGCGATCTCTTGCTCGAGGTCCTTCAGTGGAATATACCGCTTGTATATACCGAAGTAGAATACAGCGGTCGCCGTCGCGGCACCAGCGGCGAATCCGCCCACTACAAACCCAATGGTCTTGAGATTCATGGATACTCCTTGATTGAACGAACGGGACGGCCATCATGAAGACGACCGTCCCGAAAATGTCATCGATTAGATCTTATCGTAGATGATGCCATCCACGTTGAATGTCAGCAGGATGCCAAGCTTGCCGTCCCATGGTTCAGCGTTGCTATAATCCCACGGATCGTCGCTATTCACGCCGAACACACCGAAATCGACATAGGGGTTCTGATGCTCATCATCGATGATCCATCCCAGGACTGCACCTTCCTTGCTATCCTCGATTCCAAGCATGCGATACACATCATTAAGGAACAGATGACCGTTGGCATAGAGCTGATCGTTCGCTTGGTGGAGAACCGAGCGAATATGCGCGATATTCTGATCGGGATTGGTCTTATCCCAATAGATTGAGTATTCGTCGAAATATCGGGACAGTCCGTCACGGTCGATCGTGTCCTTGTCGTAATGGCGAACGGTCTTTGTCTCTCCGGTCTTTTCGTCGGTGATTTCCTCTTCGACGATTCCCTGATAGATATCGCGCTCCTTGTCTTCTCCGAGCTGTTTGCGAACACGACCTCGATAGTCGGAGAACTCCTTGGATACGGCCGTGAACGCCGAGGCAGCCGCCATGTACCGTCCATCCAGAATATGATGTGCGGACAGCACGCATCCGACGCTCAGGCCTGTCAGCAGGATCGTCGGCATATATAGACGGGCGATCTCGGCTCCGGTCTCGACATAGACCATCGTCTTGTCGTGCTTCTGCGCCTTGTTGTCGTAGATGATCTCGTCGTCGCTTTCGGCCTCCTTGGCCTTCTTGGAAATATCCACCATCTTGTTCTGATGATGATCCATAACGGTATCCAGCTTCATCGTGGAATATACCGCGAAGCCAGTGGCGGCCACGCCTGCGACGATGCCCGCGCCGATGAGAATCTGCGGGGAATGCTTGTCAAGTTGCAGCAACGCCTTGTTGCCGAAACGTACGATGGTTTCCTTTACGCTCATGTTTATTCCTTTACGTTGAAATATGATCTCGGGGATCTCCGGAACGTCTCCGAGAATATTGTTCAGTATTCGAACGACCACGGTTCGTCGCTGGGACAGAGACGCGCCGTGGCCACACTGGTGCCTTTGTCGATGGTGATCTCGAAGATCGTTCCATCGTCTTCCAGCACCTTGACGCCGGTATCGTCATCGTTTATTCGATAGTCGAGAGCCTCTTGATCGATCTTGGAAAAATATCGACGGACACGATCCTTCCAGATACGGAGCGATTTTTGATCCTTATCCGAAATACATCGCTTTTTATCGATGGAAAACAAACCCGTCTTTTCGAAGGTGCTGAACTCAGCCATGGTGAGTCCTCCTGTATTCTCTGGCTCTGCGGAGAAGGTCGAGTTTTACGATGACCTGCTCGTCACTCATCTTATCGACCTTCATCTTCCACAAAGGATTGGAATGCCACGCTTCCAGAATATGCCGCTCTTCGGATGCGCTCATCGCAAGCTCTCGGTTCTCGGCATATTGAGGACGTAGCCATCACGACATCGTGCGATGCTCGCCCGTGCCAGATCGCTCCACCCAATGTCGTAATCGGTATATCTTGGGGATATACCGGATGCCTTGAGCAGATCCGCTACGCTGCATAGACCATACTGATCGATGGTGTCCCGCAACGTGTCCATGACCGCCTCGGCGTCACGACGATCCCGGAATGTAATATCATCGAAGTCGTTACGGTTTCGGGCTTCGATCGCACGTCTTCCTGTTGAACGATCTCGACTCATCGATGAATAGCTGGTATATCCTCGATTTGCCGAGTTGTTTCTCGGACGAATCTCACCGAAAATCAAACGACTGAATCCCTGGGATACGGTGTCATAGAGCATGTCCTTGGCAGCCGGAATTATGACATCTTTGACGACATATGATGCTACGTCTCGAAGATCGCCGCCGAAAAATGTCTCGGCGACCTTCTGGACCTTGTTTTTCTTCGTTTGGACGACTTCGCCTTTTACGACTTTGGCGACGGTACTTGGTTCGCCCGTGTCCTGTTCAATCCCCAACGCTTCTCTCGAAACGTCGAAGGTCTCCTTGTCTACTTCCGCCATATGGAACTCCTTTCGAAAAAATATGAGGAGAGGATCTCATGTGGATCCCCTCCTCACTATAGTTTATGAGAATATCGCGATCAGCCCTTGACGTTCTGTAGCAGCGTGGTTACGAACGAATCGGCCACTCCATTTTGGGTGTACATCGAGAGCATGAGTTCACCATGGGCTTCGCTCTTGTGGAACTCTTCGATCTCCTCGGGCGTGGCGTGACGGAATCGAGGCACCACGCGACGTTCTCCGGTCTCCTTGTCGATCTTTTCCTCCTCATAGCGGAAGCCGTACGTCATGTCGACGAAGTTCTCCAAAGCTGTGGTCTTCACCGACATGTCGTCGGAGGAAAGGTCATCCGATAGCTTCTGGAGCTTACCGTTCTTCAACATATCGACGATATCGTTATTGCTGAGATGGAAGAGGAAGGTCTTGCTCTGCTCGACGCCATCGATGTCGGTGTAGGTGATGGTCTTCTTAATCATGATATGGTTCCTTTCTGGAATATATGGTTGTTATGGTTGAAAAATATAGGCCCATGTTTCCATGAGCCTATACGTCTATCAGTTTTCATCGGACGATTCGTCGTCCAATTCGAGAATGTCCTCGGTTTTGTTCTCGGTCTCCAGCCTTTGGTCATTCGCCTTGCGGATCGCGTTTACGACGATCTTCTGAGTCACCGATTTGGTCACCACGGTCAGCGCCGTTCCGGCTACCGTGACCACCAAACCAACGGCGATCTTCTTCGGATCGACATCGGCGTTCTTCGCAAGGTTTTTGACGATGGCATTACCAAGAGCGTCACCAAATGATTCCTTCATTGTAGTTCCTTTCGTTAATGAATCACTTCATTATATGACATGATTTCATCACGAATCAGTACCTGCGTGTCGTATCCGCCACCGGACTTGTGGAGAACCGCATGACCAGACACGGGATATTGTTATCGGAAAGCATCGATGAAAACGAAACATTGAGTCGGTCGTCAATGGTCCATCCGAGCTCCTCGCCGATCGGAGCAGGATCGAGACCGAGTTTGTCATAGAACTCATTGAGACTGACCCACAGGCCGGGACCGTTGATAAGCTCGTAGTTGAGATCATTCACGGCTTTGCGAATGGATTCCGGATCGGAATGGAAATATCGGTCCATGAGCTGATCGTAGCACAGAACATCACCGATTCCCGGAATCAGATCCTGATCGGATGGAGGGTTCTTGCAAATATGTTCCTTGGAGATCTCATCATCGATTTCCTGCGCCTTCTCCTTTCCGAGTTCCTCGACGATCTTGGTCCGGTATTCCGATGCGGCCTTGGTGGCCATGGTGTATGCCGATGCATAGGCGGCGATCTTTCCGGCCGAGATCTGATGATGGCCGATGACACATGCAATGGTCGCCCCGGCCATAAGGACCGTGGAAATATAGCACGGCACGACGTGCTTGACGACTTCGCTCTTCGGCATATCATCATGTTCCATCTCGATCTCCAGCATGACGTCGCGGGCCTTGACGGCGTCATGGGCAGCACATACGGCCGTACCTACAACACCGGCACAGGATACGACGGTCAGAATCGTACCCGCGTTGTGTTTGATGAAATCCTTGACGGATTCAAGATTCATTGGTTGCTCCTTTCGTTTTCATAAGTCATATCGCCGTAGAATGTTTTGGAAAATGATTCCTTGAGCATCGAACGAAACGCTTCTTTTCGTTCGCTTTTCGGAAGCGTTCTTAAATATCGACGATTCCTGAACAGCACCTGAACGGCTATGAATATGATCCAGGTCATGACGATAAAAGATCCGATCTTGGCTTTCATTGCAATCCTTTCAGAAAATAAAGGCGCCACGTTTCCGCAGCGCCTTTACGGCATTGAAAAATGTCACTCCTCGACGGACGTGGAATCCACATCGTCGGAAGAGTCCTCGATGGCCTCCGGTTCGGTAACATCGATCAGTTCATCCGGTTCGCCGATGCACTTGACGACCGCCAAAGCCGTTACGGCTCCGACGACGATCGCGCCAACGGTGAACTCGTACTTGTGATCGACCACGAACTTCTTGGCCTTCTTGAACTGTTCCTTCATAGTATTATCCTTTCCTTGAGGTTTTATCCTTCATCATATGCCATGTTTTCGCCGCGAAATATCCGACTGCGGAACTCCCGGACATGGCCCTCGATCCGATCGGCTTCGATGTCCGGTCGTCGGACCATGCCGATCCGCATCTTGCAGACATCTCGGAAACACATGTCGATCGATGTGAAGTCCATCGCATCGGCCTGCATGCGCCGATCGATCTCTTTGGGATCGTCTCCACGCACGAGCAGTCGCGCCTTCCGGACATCATCGGGCACGTCAAGATATATACCGAAGACGTTCTCGATCTGGTCATAGATGCGTAAATATGATTCCGGATCGATGACGGCGACACTATCCACCGCGCGATAAAGATCCGACCATGCGAATGCGTAGCTCCACACGCCAAAGACGGTGGAATATGTCCGCACACAAGTCAGTTCCCCATCAAGAAACGCGTTCTCGAATTCGGCGTCGGTGACGAAATGATAGTCGACGCCTTCGATCTCGTTGTCCCGTGGAGGCCTGGTCGTATATGCGAGGATCTGTTCATACCCACGACACTCCAATTCCTTGGCAAGCGTGGTCTTTCCCGATCCCTGGGGACCGATGAGGAAAATATGGACACAATCGCTCATGATCGCCTTCTTTCTTTTCGGTCCGGTGTGTACGAAGAAATCGAAGTCCGCATCCGTTCCGCCGTAATAATGGTTGACGGTGAAATAACACAGCAGTCCGGATTTGGTCCCGACCACCATATGGTTCCATCCATCAATTCGGAAACATAGCCGTTCGCTCCAATATTGCGGAAAATATCGTTCGAAGACATAATCGATCCTATACACGCATGGAGTCATGAGTTTCTTCTAAGAAAACGGAACACGATCCAGATAAGCCACAACCCTCCGGTGAGACCGGTCAGGACTAGGTCCAACAGGAAGTTGAGAATTCCATATTTCTTTTTCATAGCACAATCCTTTCGAAAAATATAACCCCATGTTTCTATGGGGTTATATCGTTGGTGTAATTGACATTACTTGCTTAAAGTGTTTGATGTAGCGGCGTTGAAAGCTTCGACGACAGTCATTTTCGTTTCATCATCGAGCGTCTTCAAGGCTTCATTAAATTGCCATCCGAATACTCTTGCATCGGTGTTAAGCTGATCAATCCTTCCGGAACGATAGCCGGAACGATAGCAATATGCACCGAACGCAAGTGTGACGATTCCGCAAGCACCGATAATCAAGCCGGTCTTGTGCTCGTTGATGAACTTCTTGACGTTGTTCATCTTGTTTTCGTTGTCGTTCATGGTAACTCCTTACTATAATGAATTATCCTTCACTATAGTCCATGTTTCGGACGCGAGAAAATAAGAGCCCATGTTTCCATGGACCCTTATCCTGAATCTCCGTTCATATTTGAACGTCTGTCGTCAGATCTTCGGCTTCGGAACGAAACTCAGCGCCTTTGTCGTAATGACGTGGTCGGTCTCGAATGCGAACATCAGTCCCAGACAAACCAACGTCCCTCCGACCCCGACGACCTTCGCGATCATGGCGTTGCGATCTTCGTTATACATCTTCTTCGCTTCTACCAAGACCTTGAGGTCGTCGACGGCCATGCGGGCGTGATTGTCATCGACCGCTCCGTAAATATTGGCCAACGCCGCGTCGATATTGTCATCGAACGCCTTGTTGATGTTCCGATGCTGTGATTCGAACTTCATAGTGTTCTCCTTTGTTCGGTTGCTTCACTATAAGGCATGTTTTGGGCGCGAAGGCCAAAAATTAAGAGGCCATGATATGATCACGACCTCTTAACCTTATGGAAAGGAAATATCACTTATTGGCGATATACTTGTTGTACTGCTTCGTGCTGATGCCCAGGATGATACCCAGGAACCAGTCCACGGCCATCACGACCGCCAGCACGACCTCCGCGTACGGAAGTCCGGTTGCGCCGGCGATGATGGCGTACAGCACGCCAAGACCGGGCAGAATATACTGCACGATCCACTTCATGATGTCGTACGTCTTGTCCGACATGAGCAGCGGGATGATCTCCTGCTGGACGAAATCGGGATCGAAGACCTCGTCGGTCGACTCCGGAGGAGTCGGTTCGGTATTCTGATCTGTCATCTCTCCTCCTTTCTTGTTTCAACGATATCGAGCGGAAGCTTGTTGACCTCTTCGGCGACCTTCTTGGCGTAGCCGTTTCCACCCATGGCGCTGTATGGGTAATAGAGGTAGTGATTGAATTCATCGAGGTCATCGAGAGTGATGCGGTTCTGCTCCAGATAATGCTTGCCGACCTCCACGATCTTGGCGTGGGCAAGACCTCGCACCATCTTCTCGATGGCCTCGATGCGTTCGTCCTCCGAATCGTCCTTCTTCTTGCGATTATTGATGACCGTGGTGACGAACGCCCAGAGTCCAGATGAAGCGAACACTGAGCATACGACGGTGACGATCGTCTGGACCCATGGGTTCATATCGATTCAGTCACCTCCGCATCAAACGGTCAACGTGGTCGACCACTTGGTGAGACTCTCCTTGATGCGCTTGCGCTGCTCTGGAGTGGCGTCCCTCCACATGGTCTCGACGTCCATCTTGAGGTGGTTGAGCTGCTCGTCCGGGGTCATGGTCGTCATGTCGCCATGCTGGAGCGTACCGCCATCGGAGCCCATGTCACCGCCCCAGTCGCGACGTTCGTTGCCGGGATATCGGCGGCCCACCGTGTTCCCGCGACGAAAACGACCGGACGACGTGCGATTGCGGTTCGGCATGTCGTCATGCTCGATCCATTCCTCGTCATCGTCTTCGTCCTCGTCGCGGTCTTCTCGATCGTCGCCTTCCTTCATGGCCTTGACGACGGTCTTGTAGTAGCAGGCCTCCCAGCAACACTTCTCCGCTTCAGCCAGGTGATGGATCATGTTGATCATCATGTCCATGCCCTGGACGTCCTGGATGGTGCTGCGTTCGACATCGAGATCGTCCATCTTCCCGCGGACCTTGCGCATGAGGGAGTCCTTCATGTCGCAGATGCCGTCGAGATCCTTAGTCATATGCGTCATGGCAGCCTCCTTATGCGATCCTGCGAGCGGTGAATGCCGCGTTCGCGTCGATGGTCACCGGTTCGGTTCCGGTGTTGGTCACGGACAGTGTGACGTCCTCGCCTGGGCACACCTTAAGATATGTCCGGGCTGCGAGGTTCTGGTACGAATTGGCGGTGCCGATGGTCTCGATCATCGCAGTCTCGGCCAACGGGGTGCCGTCGATGGTCATCGCCAGCTGAACCTCGGTTCCCGCGGTGCCGCTGGTGACGTTGCCATTGAAGCTCAGATCGAAGATGCTCGCCTGGCCGCATCGGTTCCCTCGGCCACGCAACCGAACGGCTCCGGACCCCTGGCGATGATACTCGGACCCGCCGCAGCCGTTGCGGTCGCATCCGGTGTGGACCACCGTCAGGTTGAAGGTAACAGTCCCGCCGACGGGGATAACCTCCACGGCGGAATTCGACAGAACAATCATCGGTTATACCTTCTTTCCGTGGCTCAGCAGCCGCAGGACTGATAGCAGTTCTGCTGGCAACCGTAGTAGCCGTTCGGGTTCGGCACCGTGTAGGCCGGAACCGGAGCCGGGGTCTTCAGCTGGGCAACCAGATATGCGTTCTGGTTGGACTGGGAGGCCGACAGGTTAAGGGCGTTCACCTGGGAACGCAGCTCCGCGATGGTGTTGTCCTTATCCTCCATACGGTAGGCCACCAGTTCGTCATGCAGCTGACGGTAGTTGGTATTTTGATTCTCGGTGATATCGCGAGCCGCGTTGCAGATCGCCGTGGTGACCGCGTTGGTGCTGGTCGCCATGTTGTAGTTCACGCCTGAAATGGCCTCGCGGTTCTGGCAGCAGCAATCGGCCAGCTGCGCCTGAAGGGCGGCTGCGGACTGCTGCTGGGCGAACTGGGCCTGGGTGATCGCGTTCGCGGTATTGTAGCTATTCTGCATGATGTTGGTGTTCACGCCGTTGATCTGGCTGGCCACATCATATCCGAGGGAACAGATACCCGAGTTGATGCCGTTAAGCATGGTGTTGACGGACTGGTTGTTGAAGCCCGCCTGAAGCCCGGCACAGGTCGCAGGGGCGCAACAGCTGCCATTACCGGAGCCGTAGCCTCCGCCGAACGCGCCGTTGCGTCCCCAGCCGAACAGCAGGGCCAGCAGGATGATCCACCAACCATCACCGTCGCCAAAACCGTTGTTGCGGTTCCCGCCGGTGACTGCCGCAACGTCGGCGGCGCTGAGGTTATTCGAAGCGAACATGATAGTTCCTCCTTATGTTGTTTTGTTGGTTGTTATTTGTTTCCTTAGGGAAGTCCAAGGAAGGCCTTGGCTTGCTGGAGCGCGGTGTTCCAGTCCATCCCCAAAGTGTTGATATAGTTTTGCGCCAACTGTTGCCCGGATTGGGCATCCCTATGCTCCAAGGCGTTAAGAATGGGCGCGTTGTTGGGATTGTTGCGTACGACGGGGTTCTGCTGCAACATCCGTTGAAGAATATCATCGGGTCCAGGCATGACGTCCTCCATCAGTTCGTCAAGGATTCCGTAAGTTGCGTAATCTTGCCCTCCAAGGATTCGAGTCTCCTGAGGATCTCGTCCTGCTGCGAGGGTTCCTGAGGCTGGGACTGCTGGACCTCCGGAATATAACGGACCGTGGCAATGGTGCCATCCGGCTGCCACGACTTGGCGAGGATCGACGAACCATCCTGCATGGGGAAATATGCGGGAGTGCCGTTCTGAGGGACCTCGGAGACGGGGATCTGGTCGTTCGCCGTGACGATATGACCGACTAGAGGTGGGTTGGCCTGCGTCTGGACCTGCTGAACGGGCAACTGCGCCGTCTGCGGTTGCGTGTACGGCTGCGGGCCCTGCCACGGAGACTGTGGCAGATAGGTCTGGTACGGGTTGTATCCGTAGGTGGGGCCGTTGTATTGAGGCATGGGCATGATGGACTCCTTTCGATGTATCCTTTATGCGTATAAAAGAACCCTCCTCCGGACGCCCGTCGAGAACGGGAAAAGGATGGAAACCCGTCATCGGAGCATCCGGAGGAGGGAAATATCATTCGACGAGCTGCCACCCCTGCGGATAGGCGTCCGGGGTCCACACGCAGCCGTCGTAGATGCACGTGTAGTGTTTGCCGTTGTAGGTGATTTTGTTGCCTACATGATAGGCGTCGTGTGCGCCGGTCGGCTGCTTGTATTCCGGCCACTCGTCAGCGGGCTTCTCGGGTTCGCCAGGCTCGGTCGATGCCCCCTCAAGTTTCGTCAGACGCTCCTCGACGGTCGTCTCCCATTCCTCGATGGCCTTCACGCGGTCGGCCAACGGGGCGTAGGAATCGTCGGGCTTGGCGTTCGTCTGAGCCTGTTTGAGGAGCTGCGTCATCTCGTCATCGGTGAGTTCACCCATCGCGTACATGGTATTGATGCGTTCGGTGAGGTCGGCGAGGTCGTAGCCTCCGGCGTTGATGATGGTTTGGAATGTTTCGAACATTGGTTATGCTCCTTGCATGATGGTTCGATCGACTTCAAGCGCCGCGATTTTCGCTTTCAACGCCTGTAGTACGAGGTTCACGTCCTGCTCGTAATCCACGGCCACGTTCGGCGGGACGTACCCTCCGGTCGTATAGACGTTGAACGTCGGAGCGGGAAGTTCCGGCAGAGTCATGTTATCCAGTACGGTCGGTTCGCCTTCCGCGTGGATGATTCGCGTCGTTCCGTCACGGTCGATGGTGAGCGTATCGCCGTCAGCGAGACTGATGCTTTGCGTAAAGTCCAAAGACTTAATGTTTGGAGTCTCGTATGATGTATCTGAGTCTCCCAATTCTATCTGTATTCCGTATACGGAATTTTCTAACGTAACCCCTGATGGTATTCGTACTGAACATTCAGCAAGTACAGTATCTTCGTCTATATCGATATTCCCAACTGAACTTTCATGATTGAGCGACGTAAACCAAGTCGGTGATCCTTTTTGACGAATGAATATTAGAATTCCGTTTTGTAAATCACCAATTGCTTTTATAGTGTATCTACCTTTTGGAAGACTCCAACTACTATTCGTTGGAATAAAAGAAATGTCTACTATATTTGTCGATGTTCCTGATACTGTAAAAGTTTTATCATCATTTGCTTTCCAATTGATACCGTTAGAGGAGCCTGACGAGATGTTTTCTATAGGGATTAAATTCTTTCCCGCAACGATAAGTTTCGTTGGCTTCACGGTGTGCACGCCTGACGGAGTGAACGCGAGTTCGGTGTCGGTTGACGCGTTGCCGGTGACTGTAATCAGTCCGGTGTCATTGGTGTCGAGTGTCACGCCGTCATTCGTTGCTTGGTCGTAAGTGACCCACAGATTCTCAACCGTCCGCCCATGAACCTGCACCTTGCGAGGCAGCGCCGGATACGCATCCGAAGCCTGAGCCACGACGCCGGAGGTCGAGCCGAGCGGCACGTTTTCGTTCACGCCAGCAGGCCCGACATCACCGCGAGGAATGGTAAAGTTCGCCGTATACTTGGTGCCGGTCTTCTGAATCTCAACAGCGGCATCGCTTCCGGGTTCGCCAGTGGTCGTCGTACCGACCTCCAAGCCGAAGCCGTCCACGGCCTGTTGAGCCGCTGTGGCCGAAGTGGCCGCATTGGTCTCCGACGTCCTGGCTGCCTCAGCCGACGTCGATGCCGTCGATGCGCTCTGCGAGGCACTCTCCGCTGAGGAAGCCGCATTCGTCTCGGACTGCTTCGCATTGGCCTCCGAGGCCTGCACCTTCTCGATGGCGGGACCGATGCTTTCAATGTCCTCGGACGCCTGATTGAACCGGTCGGCAGCCTGATTGGCATTGTCCGCGGCCTGGATCAACTGACCCAACAGCGTCGTCGGGTCGGGCACCGGCACGTCGTCTTCCACGTAGCCCGAGGCCACGACGGTGAACTTGGCGTCCGCCTTCTTCGTGACCGAACGCACCGCTCCATCGTCACCGTAGCCGACCACGCTCACGTTGAGCGCGCCGACGTCGGTCATCAGCTCTGCCGGGATGACGACCGGCTGGCCACTCCAGATGAGCGATGTCGGGGGTTCATCGTTGCCGATGTTGATGACCGTTGAAAGCCCCTCCCATTCGGAGTCCAAGTTCAGTGTGACAGTCTCGGTATTGATGTTGTTCTGCACGAGTTCCGGCTTGTCCACGCTCACCACACGGTCGACGACGGTGATGGTGTGCAGGAACGGGAATTCCTCGCCCGGGTCGGCGCTATTGGGCGTGATGCTGCCCGAAGCCTTGACAAACGAGCTCATTGTCCACTCCTTCCGTTACGGACCACGAAGAACACGTGGGGCGCACGTGCCGTGGCGATGAATCGGCTTCTGTCCTTGGTTCGGCCGGTGACTGAGACCGGGAGATAGCCGATCGGAAAATCGACGTGTTCGATGACCATGGGTTCCCCGTCCCAGATGGCGTCCTGACGGGAGTCGCCGGAGCCGATGGAGACGAGGATCTCGTCGAGACCTATCCATTCGTCATCGAGATCGAGGATGATGGCGTCGGAACCGGTACATCCCTGGATCAATCGTGGGGTGTCGACCTTGATGCGACGGTTCCGTACTGTGATGGTGTGATTGATCACAAGGAATCCTTTCTATATAATATCTCGGAGGCTCATGTGAGTTGTATGTTCCATGAAGAACACTGGTTGGTGTTGATGAAAAATCGCACTATTGGCGTCATGTTGGTTAGGCAATACGACGCAGCCTGGGGGAGCCGCCATTGTCGGTCTGACCGTCTGGCCTGCGAAAACGGAATCGTATTCCCGTCAATGCTCCTCATTCATCATGGCTTCGAGCACATCGGCTGGAATTAGTTTCATTGCCGCCGACAATTGGCTGGTGAGGATTGCGTTTTGCTTGTTGAGAGCGCCGATTTGCGCGGAGAGCGTGTCGATCACGTCGTTCGCGTCCGCGGCCACGGTGATTTCGGTTTTGTCTTTCATGGTTATCTCCTATCGGTGATTGGTGGGGTTATCGCGTCGATGAACTTTTCACGCGCGGTTTGGATTTCCGCGGCGTGTTCGGCGAGCAGGGTTTCGAGGCTCGTGGCGTCCACGCCGGCGGGCAACCGTATCGACGGCTCCGGTTTGTCCGTCGGGGAGCCGTCCAACTCCTGCGCGACAGCGAGAGCTGCGTCCGCCTCATACGAGTCCACTATGGTCGTGGTATCCAAGCCCAACAGCCGGCGGGTCTCCGCGCGCCCGTCGGCTGCCAGCGCCCCGTTCGCCGTGAACGCGCGGTGCAGTGATGCGGCGCGAACCTGATTCAGATCCTCAAGCGTGTCATGCTCCACCTGCTCATAGGCGCTGGTCCACGCATTACGCGCGGTCTCCCGGTCGATGATGCCGGGATCCTTGGCCTGCATGATCGCCGCGACCGTCTCTACGTCACTGCCGGTGCCCAACAGTCCCCCCCATGCGGCGATGGTCTCCAACGAGACCATGCCGCACGCGGTCTGCCCGGTGTCCGGGTTGGTACGTGGCATGAGCAGCATGCCGTCCTCCACCATAAAATCCATTACGGTGCCCTCCTTATTTATATAGACATGCCAGGGCGCTCACGTATACATCCCCGCCACGTTCCCCGTACCCGTAGACCATCGTGCTCGATGCGGTGTCGTTGCCCGTATGCGCGGTCGCGAAAAAGGCTACTACCGCCGGGTTCGCTATCCACCGGTAGTAGCCGTATTTCGCCGGGGTGTACGTCAGTGTGACGGCGCTGTAATTGCCGGTGCCGGACCCTCCCCACCACGCCTTCCAGAAGGACGCGAGGAATGTCGCCCTACCCGTGAATCCTCTGAGGAAGCCACTCAGGTACAAGAAGCCCCGGGTGATGTCGGCCTGCACGCCCACCTTGCCGTTGGCGTCGTACGCCTCGAGCGCCGCGAACGTGTTGCCGCCTTCCGGGTGCCCCTCCAGGATGAGTCTGGCCCCCGCCTGATTGTCGGAAACGGACTCGTCGTAGTTATTTTCGGCATAAAAATAGACGACACTGATTTTCTTGCCGGCGTCGTCCTTTCTCTCCCCGATGCGGCCGAACGCGCCGGGGTCGTTCTGCACGCGATGCCCGCCGTTGAATGTGAGCGCGGACACTTCGCCCTCCTGCTGCGTGGTGGACTCGACCGCGATGTACGGGTGCGCGTATGCATCTGTCCCGTGGTAGAACTGGATGCCAGCGCCCTCAAACTTATCCGAGCCAGCGATCTCGGACTGTTTGAATGAGGGGCTTATCATCACCCTATTGCCTGACAGTCCGGTCTGGAACGTGCCGGTCAGCACATTCGACACGCCTTCGCCGTCCAGATAGACTGTCCGGTTGTGGTTGGAATCCCACATTTGCAATGCTGTCGAATTGAGCTTCATGCCCGTATTCTCCGCCTCTGAGCTTTGGAATATCGCGCCGGTGAACACATAGCCCTTGAACTGGCCCGCCTCCACGTCGTCGGTGACGATTTTCCGAGCTTTCAGAAGTTCGGTCAGAATCTCGCCATTGCCGATTTTGATGTTCTTCGCCTCGACCGTGCCGTCCTTGATAAGCACGGACCCGTTGACGCTACCTGGGACGAGCAGACTGTCGGCTACAAGACTGTAGGCAGTGAATTTCGTGCCATTCCACACATTGACAGATGAAATGTGTCCACTGGAATCGAGTTTCTGCCACAGGTCGCCATTTGTCAATTCGGTATGTTCAGGCTCCTCGGTTTGAGTGAACACCTTGTTTTTTCCATCCGCAGTGGTTTTAGCTTCAGCAGCTTTCAATGATGCATTATCTGCTGCATTCTGGGCTTCATCAGCTTTCAATGATGCATTATTGGCTGTTTCCTTAGCTTCATCAGCTTTCAATGATGCATTATTGGCTGTATTATGAGCATTATTAGCTGTTGACGATGCATTATTAGCTGTCGTTTGAGCTTTGTTTGCTGTGGTATTAGCGTTATCGGCCTTGTCGGAGGCATCATTGGCGACGTTCTCGACCTTGCCGATCTGAATCGCCTGGTCCTTGGTCGTCTGGTCGAGCGACGCCACCGCGTCAAGCGAGGAGTTGATCCCAGAATTCAGGCTCCTCAGGAACCCAGACTGCTGTCCGGTGAGGCTGTCATAGGCCTTGCCGATGACGTACTCGCTCTGTCCAGGATCCTGGAGATCGAGGTTGATCGAATTGACCATGAGGAACTCGTCGGTGTCGTGGATGGCCGAACGGACACGAACGGTGTCGCCCACATTAAGATGAGTGTATCCTTCCATGAACAGCGCGAGATCCATGGCCTTGATGTCCAGTGTGATCTGCGGGTCCTTGGATTTGTTGAGCTCCTTGATGCCGGCCTGCACGAGATCGTCGATGTTCGTGATGGTGGTGTCCTCGAAGACCTCCTCCTTGTAGCCGTAGCGTTCCACGGCGGAGGTGGAGTAGAGCACATCACCGGACTTGAAGATGTCGGCGTCGAATGAACTGACACCGTCCGGAACCTGTTTCAGTCCGATCGGATCCTCGGAGACCTCGGTGTCGCCCTCGATCTGGGAGAACGAGAAGTCATCCAGATAAACGCGGCGGTTTCCATCGTTGCCGACATTGTCGAAGTACCACCTCGGACGGATCTTCGTGTACTCCGACAGATTCGGCTGGAAGTCGAAGGAGAACTCGGTCCACTGGTCACCCTTGTTCTCCACGGCCATAGATGAGTTGACGTTCACCGTCATCCAGCTGCCGGCCTGTTCGTACTGGTAACTTCCCCGGATTGTGACGTTCGACCCGCGTTCGTTCTTCACATAGACCGTGGCCTTGTAGCGACGTCCCGGACGCGAATAGAAGAAGCTGTCATTAATGTATTCTCCGGTTCCCGAGACGAAATATGACGCCACACTTCCACCGTGGGTCTTATCCCCGACGAGCGGCGTGTTTGGATGGGTCACCCAATGTAACCAGTCGCCACCCTCGAGATCCCCTCCCTCGAACGTCGGTGAGCCGCCATGCAGGAGGATTGCCGTGTACTGGTCGGTCGTATCGGTGGTCTTGGTGAAATCGGTGATGTTGACGCCGAAGTCGACAATCTGCGTGTTCATGGTGTGCGAATCGGCGTACAGATCGAGGACCTTGCGGCCGTCCTCGTATCGCATGGTCAGATATCCGCCGAGGCTGTCAAGGATCTGATCGGTTATCTCGGAGGCCGTGGTTGGTTCGGACTCGGAGGACCGATAGATGAAGTTGTTCTGCTGGAGATTGGCTCCCTGATTGACTCCGACATCGAACATCTTGGAGGCGTCCAGGACGTGATCGTTGTGCTGATCGATCAGCCACTGGAAATATCCGTCCACGGAGCTCGGGGCCGTGAGATTCTCCTCCCCGGCAACCGTTGAGTATGGGCGGACGTGGGTGTCATTGAGGTAGTCCATCGCCGACACGCAGCTGATGGACTTGTTGCCCTGGATATCCATCTCGATGGACTCGATGATTCCCTCGAAAAGCACCGTGGAGTCCCAGGTCAGGGCGACCACGCCCGCCCGTTCACGTATCGTATCGTACAACGGGTGCGTCATGGCCATGGTGAAGTCCAGATAAGCCGACGCATTGACCTCGACACTCATACTCGCGTCGGAGACCACCTCATTGGCGTTGCCGTAGGGATCGAATATGGTCAAACCGTTATACGTGATACGATACATGATTACTTATACCTTCCGCATGCGTAGATGCCAAAATGGGCTGAATTCGCCGTTTTGGAGTTCGGATCGACGAGCACGAACTTCGGCGAGGTGGTCGTCGAAGTCGACGAGACGTAGGAAATATAGCTGTTGTGCTCGCCACCGGTGCTGCTCTGGAACGTGATCGTGGTGAATGGACGGGAAGCGAATGCAAACGGGTATGCGCCGAAATTCAGCTGGGCGCTGATATACATATCCTTCCACGGTGTGGTATGAGCCACGTCGCCGAAGTTCTTGTCGTCGACGCCGCACTCCATGCGACCTGATTTCCATTTGCGATACCACCATTCACCGGACTTTCCGGATTCGGTGACGTAGTCCAGTCCGAGGGCGTCGAGCTTCTCGAAATTAGTGTTGAATGGAATTGGGGAGACGTAATCCGACGGATCGACGGATTCGAGACCCAGGTTAGCGGTAGCCATTACAGATCCTTCCAATCGTAGGACAAATATACAGAGGTGTCCGGTGCCTCCTCGGTTCGGAAATCAAGGTCAGCCCACGTCTTCTCGGCGAGCGCCTCCCACCGCAGATCGGAGATCTCGGACCATTGCCTCGGAACATCGATGATATTGCCATCCATTCGTTGGATGTCATCCCATCGGTACGAGGAGGCCGAGTCCCAGGTCATGGCATAGGTGCCGTCGGAGCCGATATCGGCCCAGCTCGTATTGAACAGCTCACGGCTGTTGATGTAGATCTCATTGAAACCCTGAGTGAACAGCACGTCATTGAGTCGATAAGTTCCGACCGGGACGACGGTGACAACATTCTTACAACGAACACGACAAGGTTGCGTGCACTCGATAACCGGATGCACGGGCTTCCTTCCGGATTCGAGACGAAACATCTTTCCACCGGTGGCGTTGAGCTTGTAGGTCTGGAGACCCTTGGACTTGTAGGGGTCGGCGTCCACTTCGATGGTGAAGATGCCGACAAGGCCCGGGTAGGCATACAGGGTATGAGAGTACTCGGTGACCGAGAACCTGCCATGATACGTATACCCGGGATCCATGGTGATCTGATAGTCGAATTCCTTTCCGTGAAGGAAGTTGCTGACATCGGTCTTCACCCGTTCGAATGAATCAGGATTGACCACCATGAATGGAAACGTTTGTTTGCGATTCTTATAAGCAACGTCTCCGGTCAGGGCACTGGTTAAGTCGATAACGCCGTCCCCGCCTGGAATATCGACCGTATAGGTCTTTGGTTCCGGCGGGGATAGTGTATATCCATCAAGCAGGGCCATCTGGAACCGGATCGTAAGATCGACTCCGTCAACGATGAGCCGATTATTGGGATAATCCGGATAACTCATATTCGAGACAGACTTCCTCTCCTTGATCGAATGCCAAGCTGCTGGTTCATCGGTTTGGCGATGCTACTGGCTAGTCTCTTGCCGTCGACATACACGGCCGTTTCCTGGCCGGCAATCGAATCGTTGTACCGAGAAAGATCGCTACGAAGATCCGATAGTTCCTTCGCGTTCTTATTGGTTGCGGAAATCAAACGATCGAACATCTTTGCCTGATAATTCCCACCATTTTGACGATCCAGACGACCAACGAAATCGATATCGGCCTTGATCGGGTTCGTCGACATGCTGAGCACGGAAGACAATTCGGATGCCTGACGTCGGACCATGGATAGATCCATTACCGGACGAATTGACGGATCGGAAATACCTGACGTGTCGAGCTCGTTGAAGCCGTTTATAACCGACTCGGCCATTCCGTATCCGGACTTTCTAACATCGGTTGCCATTCCGTTAACCGTGTTAACAAATCCATCAACCGTCATTTCGCCGATCCATCCAAACACCTTCGAAGGCGAATGAATGTCAAGCGCTTCCTTTGCTGCCGAAGATGCAGCATTGGCAAGACGCGCGGCGGCAGCTGCCGCAACGGTGATCTGTGAACTGATGCCCGATGTGAATCCCTGAGCGACATAGGTTCCAGCAGAATAGAATGAACTTCTAAACGATCGAAGGCTTGAAGTTGCGGAACTGATCGTCGAATTGAACATGGTCGGAATCTGATTCAGACCGGTCTTCAAACCATTAGTCAACGATTCAGTTACCTGCTTGCCAGACGAAAGGAATTGAGGCGCAGAGGATTGAACTGAAGAAGCCCCCTGAGTGAGGGACGAACGAACGGTATTGGAAAATACCGTCAGCTGGCTTCTTGCGATCGATGTCATTCGATTGAACGCAGCTCCGATGGCGCCGGATCCACTCGAGATCATGCTTGCGCCCGATGATACCGCGTTTGATGCGGAACTCATATTCGAAGAGACGATCGATCCGAGTCCCGAAATTGCAGTGGTTATCTGGGTGCGAAGCGACGAGAAGGCCGATCTGATAGTGGCGGCATTGGTCGACACCGTATTACCCAACGTGGTCATGGCAGAACTCAACTGAGTTGCGAACGCCGAAACGTCAGCCGGTAATGTGCTAGTATTCAGAGAACTTACGAACGTCGAAATCTGGGTCGATACACCAGACAGGTTCGCCGCCGACAAACTAGTTGCCGCCGTAGCAATGGATCGAACCCCGGAAGCGGCATTTGACATGGATTCCGCGATCCCGGATCCAATACCTGTGAACGCCTTCACACCATTGGCAAGAGCGGTAAGATTGCCTTGAATGCCGCCAGGAACCTCCACGCCGTTCCACTTCTTGACTTCCCCTGCAAGTTGTCCCAAGGGGCCAATGACGGCATTTATCGACCATCCACCAACGAAGGCCAGCGTGAACGCTTTCACACCATTGGCGAGAGCGGTAAGATTGCCTTGAATGCCGCCAGGAACCTCCACGCCGTTCCACTTCTTAACGGCCCCTGGCAGTTGTCCCAAGGGGCCAATGACGGCGTCAATCGACCAGCCGCCGGCGAAGGCCAGCGTGAACGCCTTCACGCCGTTCGCAAGAGCGGTGAGATTGCCTTGAATGCCACCGGGAACCTCAACGCCGTCCCACTTCTTAACGGAATCGGCGAGCGTTCCAAGCGGACCGACCACGGCATTGAGCGACCATCCACCAGCAAAGGCCAGTGTGAACGCCTTCACGCCATTGGCCAACGAGCCCAGCTGCGTTGCGATATCGGTCGGGAACGTGATCGTCGACCACTTGGCCACCGCATCAGCGAGGACGTTCATCGGCTGGGCGATGTTGGCAACGGTATCGCTGCCCCATCCAGCCATCGTGAACTTGCCTACGCCATCGGCGATCCTTCCGAGCTGATCGGCCAGATCGTCCGGAACGGCCACGCCTTCCCACTTCTTAATGGAATCAGCGAGCGTTCCGAGCGGAGCGGCCATCTTCTCGATGGCACTGGCACCGAATCCGGAGAAGGTGTTGAGCAGGCCGCCAAGCGCGGTCTCGCCCATCGCGGCGCCCATGGCCGTCAGACCCCTACCGATCTCATCCCAATTGAATTCGGCGAACTTACCGAATGCGGTCGCCAGATCGATCAGGCCTTGCGAAGCGAGTGTAATCGTACCGGCACCCATCAGACCAGCGATTCCGGTCAGGGCACCTGTCGCTCCGGATATGGCGGCAACCTCGCCCATGGCACCGCCCATGGCAACAAGGCCGCGTCCGATCTCATCCCAGCTATACTGAGAGAACGAATTGAACGCTTGGGCAATCTCGTCAAGACCTTGCACGGTGAGGTTGATCGTGCCGGCTCCGATCAATCCGGACAAACCAGCGAGTTTACCCAATGCACCGCTAACGACCGCGACTTCGCCCAAAGCACCGCCCATGGCAACAAGGCCGCGTCCGATCTCATCCCAGCTATACTGAGAGAACGAATTGAACGCCTTGGCGATATCCCCAAGACCCTGAGCAGTAAGAACTATGGAGCCAGATCCGATGATTCCGGACAAACCAGCGAGTTTACCCAAAGCGCCAGATATGACGCCAACCTCGCCAAGGGCACCGCCCATGGCCGCCAGACCGCGTCCGATTTCACCCCAGTCGTATTGAGTGAACGATCCGAACGCCGATGCGATGTCGCCGAGACTCTGCGCTGTGATAAGAATCGATCCACCACCGATGATGCCTGAGAAGCCCGCGAGCTTTCCAAGGGCTCCAGTGACGAGTCCGACCTCACCAAGGGCACCGCCCATGGCCGTCAGACCACGTCCGATTTCACCCCAGTCGTATTGAGTGAATTCACCGAATACTTTGGCAATATCACCAAGGGACTGCACTGTAATGTAAATGGAACCGCTGCCCAGAATTCCAGAGAATCCTGCAAGCTTGCCCAAGGCGCCGGTAACGAGCCCGACTTCGCCCAAAGCGCCGCCCATGGCGGTAAGACCACGTCCGATCTCGCCCCAGTCATAGCTGGAGAACGACCCGAATGCATCTGCGATATCACCAAGGGATTTGGCCGTAATGACCATGCTGACAGCAGCGGAAATGTTGTGCTTGCCGAATCGGCCGAGAAGACCGGTGACCGTGCCCATCTCCGTCAGGGCGCCGCCCATGGCAGATAGGCCCTTGCCGACCTGATCCCAGCTCATGTTACCGAGCTTCTTGAGCGGATCTGCCACCATTTTGACCGCTTGGGCCATGGCGATAAGCGAGCCTGCCGTCTTGAGATCGACCTTGGCGTAGCTCAGACCCTTGGCGGCAGCGACGAGCTCCGCCATGGCGCCGCCCATGCCGGTGAGGCCCTTGGCGATCTCGTCCCACTTGAGATTACCGATCGTGGACATGGCGTTGGCCAACATGTCCACAGCCTTCGCGAATTCTATGAGGGCCGCACCGGTCTTGATGAGATCGGTGGTCTTAACGCCCTTCACCGTCTTCGTGATCGATTTAAGACTGAGGTTAAGCTCGGTCATCATGCCGCCGATGGCCGAAACGCCGCCAACGACTTCACCACCACTGAGGGCAGCGATCTTCTCCATCGAGTTAACAAGCAGCGCGATGGATCCAGCGATCTCCACAAGAGTAAACGCCTTGACGCTTCCCGTGAATGCGTTCAACGATTCTTGAAGACCGTCTAGGATCTCATCGAATACGCCAGCACCCTTCTTGAGCTTTTCAGCCCCGTTACCGAAGAGGCCTTCAACGGCCTCCTTGATCTTATCGAACGCACCGCCGATCTTCCGTGCAGCGAGGAAGATGCCACCACCGGCGAGGCCGGCGAAAATATCACCGCCGGAGATGTTGTCGGTGATCCACGTCAGGACGTTACTGATGACGTTCTTGACGCGTTCGAACGCTCCGCCAAGAGTATCACCAATTGTCGAAGCGATAGATCCGATGGCGGATCCCATCGACGAGATTCTACCGGTGAAGGAATTGAACATACCAAGAACATTACTGACGGATGTTCCTACTTTCTTGGCCGCTCCTTCGAATATGCCGAACTGCTTGATCGAATTATCAAGTCCGACAAGCCAATCTCCGAATCCGGCGGCGATATCGAGCAGATTGTTGAGCAAACTGCCCATGCTGTCAGATCCGAATGCCGTGGAGATGGCCTCGCCGACAGCCTTGACGGCCTGCACGCCGATATCAAAGACGGAGAAGACGCCCTCAGCAACTCGGCCGATCTTGTTTAGCGTCAATTCGGAAGGAACGAGGCTTTCCGTAAACGAAGTGAACGCCTTGGTAATGTCCATAAGTTGCTGAGACGTTGTCGGAGGAAACACCTTCCGAAACGCATTACTTACGGTCGATACCACCTTACCGAGGGATTCAAAGACGTTGGACAGGCCTTTGATTAGTTCGGTTCTTCCGCCGAGATCCTTCCATCCCTGAAGAAGGTTGTTTCTCGATTCTGACGATCGATTGACGACATCGGAAATAACATTGGCAACACTAGACCATAGTTCCTTGGCTTCTTCGAAGTCGCCGAATATGATTTCGAAAGTATTAGTCCAACCAGACCCCAATGCTTCTTTTGTCGTATCGATCAACTGAGAGAATGTCTTGACGTCGGTTGCGGCGCCTTCGGCCGTATTGGCCAACTGGACGATCTGCTTGGCCTGTTCCTCGGTATAGCCCTGAGAAACAAGATCGGCTTCGGTATACGCTCCGGAAAGTTGCTTCAACGTCTCCGTAAGGACATCGGTAGTGAGCCATCCGCCCTCGGTCAGCGATTCTCGGAACGATCCGTACTTCTGGATCATACCGTCGACGTTGGTGCCGAAGTTCTCGGCAGTGCGCTTCAGGGCATTCTGGAAGACCTCGCCGCCCATACCGGCGTTGACCACCGAGTTCCAGTCCATAAGCTGGACCTTTCCGGCGGCGATTGCCTGAGACAGCTGATACATGGCCTGAGAGGCCTGAGCGGAACTCGAACCGGAAACAGCCGCAAGGTTGGCGATACCCTTGATCGAATCCACCGATGTCTGAAGATCAACACCGGCAGCCGTAAAGGTGCCGATGTTCCTCGTCATCTCCGTGAAGTTATAGATGGTCTTGTCGGCGTAGGTGTTCAGCGTGTCGAGTGCCGAATTGACGTCGTCGATCGTCGATCCTTTTGACTGGGTATTCGCCAGAATCGTCTGCACGGCGTTCATCTGGGTCTCGTATTCGGCGAAACCGTCACGGACCGAAGCGGTCAATGCATTGGTGATACTCTTCCCGGCATCAATGGCCGCATTGGTCATGCGGTTGAGCACGGAGAATGCCACGGCACCCATGGCGTTGAAGCCGGACTGGACTCCTTGAAGACCGGAGGTCAACGGATTAAAGCTGACTCCGCTTACGGCCTTATCGACGTTGTTGATCGATTCGACCGACTTGTCGAGGTTTAATGCCTGCTTAAGTTTGCTGAGAAGACCGGAGGTCTTGTTAATACCCTGCTCGAACTGGCTGTTATCAAGACGCATCTTTACGACGCGCTCGTCGATGCTGCTCATGCAGAAGTCACCACCTTCCAAGCCTTCTCTGCTATCTTATCGAATACGGGTCGGATCGCCGGATTAATATAATCACGACCCTGAACATAGCCTCCGGTACCGGTGCCGTGACCGTACTGGAGGATGACGGCAATCGGTACGCCGTCGTTGATATTGGAATTGGTCCAGACGATCTCGGTGTAATTACGGGTGCGTTTGATCTCGTAATCCCACGCCTCGGCCGTGGCACCGGAATCGACCGGGGTGGCGTTTCGAAGTGCCTGAACGCCGTCACGGCCGAACTCATCGAGCACGTTCAGGTATTCACGACGCTTCATGCGGTTGAGAAACCGCTCGGTCTTCGTGAAACCGCCAGACACTTCGAAATTCACCCTCATTTTGACCTACTTGACTCGAATGGTTTGACCGGCGTAGATGAGATCGGGATTGGCGATGTTGTTCCATGCCACGAGCTGATCGACCGTTGTGCCGAACTGAATGGCGATCTTACCCAGGTAGTCGCTGGACTGTACCGTGTAATACTGCGCGGAGTTGGCGTTGATCGCACCCTGGACCTCGTCATAGCGGGAGCCGAGCACGGTCTGACGAGTCAAGCCGTCGCCATACATACCGGCATAGACCTCATCGACGAGTGTGTTGACATCGGCGGAGGCGATGTGGTTGATGAAGTTCTGCACCTCATCGTATCGGGATCCGAGATTCTTCTTACGATCCGCACCATTGCCATAAAGACCTTCCATCGTCCACGTCGCCAGCTGAAGCGTGGTGCCGGACGGACCCGAAGTCGATGGCTTGGACGGAGCGCTCGACGAGCTGTCGTAATACTTCCGGAAGTCGTCCAACGAGCCGTAGAACTTATCAAGATCAAGATCGCCATTCCAACCGTTCAATCGACCAGAGCCCGAATACTGACGGATGGCGCAGGTATAAGCGCCTTCGTTCCACGGTGTATTCTGATACCCGGTCGGATTCATATCGGCGTACTGGGCGATCCACAGTCCGCAGTTATGACGTTTAGCGACCTCAGCGACCTGATTGTAACGGGATGCCGGCGCATAGATCATCGGAGGAACGCCGGTTCGTGCGATAACCTGATTGATTACCTGCTCGAGATAGGACTCATCGCCCCATGCCGAATTCTGGTCGAGTTCCCAGTCAAGACAGATCATCACCTTGCCGATCCAGTTAAGGATCGAATTAATGAAGAAATTTGCTTCGGCGACTGCATTGCCACCGGAAATATAATGATAGACGCCAACTCCCTTACCGAGAGACATGGCCTGTTCAACCGCTCGGACACAATCCGGGTTGGTGTAACCGGTACCCTGCGTCGCCTTGATGATGGCGAAATCACAAGGAACCTTAGAAAAATCAAGACCAGCCTGATAGCTGGCAATATCAATACCATTCAATGCCATGAGTACTCCTTTCATCCCTTGCTCCCAGTCTCTGCTCGACGTCGGGCATTCATCTCCCTGTACATTTTCGAAACATCAGACTTTGACATCTTCTTTTTCGGCGAGTTCTTGACGCCGAATATCTCGATCAGTGTGATAAGACGGCTGAGATGCCACGTCTCGCATGGTTGCGCGGGTATTCCAGCGGAAAACATCCAATAATAGATAAGTTCGGACGTCACCTTGGATGATGAACGACGCCCTTTGGACATGTGATTGATCGTGGTTGCCGTTTGCGACGATTCGATGTAATGATTAAGTTCGGAAAAATGATTGAGCATGATCAGATCGAGTTCGGTGTCCGAAATATCATCGATCGCCATACAACGAAAATATGACCGCGTTTCCTTGATGCTTTTGGGTTCGTCGTCAAGGAACGGTTTTCTCCAGATTGACTCCCATTTTGAAACGGAAAGAAGCGAATGCTCGAATCGAACGATTCGCGGTCCTACAGTGATGAATTCGTTCTCCGACTCGTCGTAGAGTTCACCTTCAACCGTCAATTCGAGCATTCGCACATCTCACTTCCGTTACATCTCCGCCCGCATCATGGTATAGACCTCACCCGGAAGGGGCAGGGTCGACTCGCCGGAAGTGTCGCCATACAGCTTCTTCTCAAGCGCGGCGAGCTTACTCTTATCGACCTTGGTCGAATCGATGGTGATCGACGCCACCGGCTTGAGTTCCGGATGGCCTTCCACGGCGACTGGATCGGTGTCGATCTCCCAGCTGAAGGTCATGCCCTCCGGAGAATCGTTGATGGTCTCATACGACTTCTCCGACGGGGAGGCGGTGGCGCCGTACACCAGATGCAGCTTGTAGCCGGCATCCTGCTTGACGTCGTTGCCGATCTGGGTGCGGTACGAGAAACCGAACTTGGATCGCGACTGCTGACCGAAGACCACGCCATCGGTGACCTCGGCGCCACCATCGCACGGAATGAACTCGTCCGGGAAGGTATAGGCCTCGATCGTCGCGCCGAACGTCTCGGCGGAACGCAGCGAGGCGTATTTGATGTTATCGGCGTACATGTCATTCGCCTCGGCGCCATCAGGGGACTCGGTGACGGCGGTCAGGCCGTTCCAAGCCACACCGGTGCCATAGGTGCCGGTGGTCGTCATTGGGTACAGCACGCCATGGTCCGTACCCATCTCATACTGGCGCTTGCCGGTATCATCCCAAGTAAGTGCTGTCATTCTAGCTCCTTAAAAATAGCAATTGAACACGTCGTGATGAAGGTTGTCGCTGACGAAATGCCGATCCATCGTGCACATCGGGAGTTCGGCAACCTTCGCCGGTATCGGACTGTCCGGATTTCTATCGATCACGGTGATCTGATACCGGAGTTTGAAAATATACGGATTGTTATCCGCGAATTGCGTATCGCCGGTGTCCCGTTCATACACAATACACGGATACTTCATCTGGATATTCGACGGGGGCTGAAAATATACATGACCGGTCGCATAGGATGGATCGGTATCGGTCATGATCCCCACCAGAATATCATGGAGTTGCAGCCTCGTTCCCATCGTTGTATACGCCTCCAAGGGTAAGGATGAGACGGGGCCGCTGGACCTCGACGTTCGTGATGATCCAGCGAGTCCCCATCCACCATACGTACTTCATATCGAAGAAATGGTCATAGGCATACGCGTCGGCGAGGATCGAGATCGTATTGTTCGCGAGAATATCCATGTTGACGGAGTCGGAACCCTCAAGACGACGGGTGTTCCTTGTCACATCACCATAATATATCCGCTCATTGATCCGATCCTCGTAGACGCCAGGCGAGGTCTCCACCTGTTGACGGGAATATCCTATCTTTCCGCAGAACCTCGCCATGGCCGCGTCACTCCTTTGGCTCCAAGGTAAGGCCCTTCAGAGAATACTTGACCGTGGTCGTTCCGGTGAAATCGGTGGATACCACCTCGATGCTCTGAGTGTTAGGATTGGTCACGCGGAAGATGCAGAAGGCATCACCATCCGTCAACGTCACCGGTCCCTTCTTTCCGCCCTTGAGCTCGACCGTGAACGTCGTCGGATCGGTATCGCCGAGCCAATTGTCCGAGAAATCAAGTGCAAGGTAATTACCTTCCTGCTCGGTTGGCTCGGAGCTATTGAATTCGGTATATCCGGTCACGTAATGGAGCGTGCCATCGATCTTCCGATTGGTGTTGATGACAACATCATCCTGAAGATCGGAGACCTTCTTACCATACTTGGTCTCGGTGCCCGCTACAGGCTCGACCAGAACGGTCGGACCCGACGGGCTCACGCTTTTGGGTGGGTCAGCACAACGGCGGACTTCGGCATGGTCAGCGCACCGGAGAGACGAGCCTCGATGAGGTACTTATGCTGGTTGTAGTCGATGTCGAAGTCGGAGAACTGGGTCAGCTCGCCGCCACGATCGGTACCGATGGTGTAGTCGCGCAGATTCACCATGACACCATCAACAACCTTGCTCTCCTCGGTCATCTCGAAGCCTTCAAGCACGGGGACCTCGACGATGGCGGAAACACCCATGGCGGCCGCCAGCGAGGCGTCGGTGTCGTACAGACGACGGCCGACCTTATCACGCTGCACCATGAGCTCGCCGTGCAGACTCGGGGACAGGAACAGGGTCGGCATACCGGAGCCCATGTAGCCTACCTTCGCCTTACGGGCGCGATCGACGAACGCGGTCGGATCAGTGGCCGGATTGGCACCATCGTTGTAGATAACGTACAGATCATCATCACCGACGATCGGACGGACGTTCTCGGTGTTGACATGATCCTCGGCGGAGGCGGCGCGGCCGTCACCGATGAGAATATCACGGGCCATCTCCTCGCGGATCATGACCTTCATCTCGTTCCACAGGAAGTTGACCACGTTGAAATCAGTGATGTCGATCTCGTCATCACGGTCCAGACGCTGCTTCTTGTAGATCGTCTGCGGGGTGGTCACGCGCTTGTAGACCTTGAACACCTCGTCCATCTTACGCTTGTTGTTCTCGCGGTCAAGCGTAAAGCCCTTCGCACGAGCCTCATCCTCGGTCAGATCCGCGTACGAGGTCTTGATACGGGTGAACGGGGTGTGACGGGTGCCGTTGAGCACGACGTCGACCCAGTCGGTGTCGCGCTTGTACAGGTACGGCTCGTCGCCGACCTGACGTGCATCCGGGAAGAGCACTTCGATGTTCTCGATGCCATAGTTCTGGGCAGCGTGCTGCATCCACTTCTCGGAATAATCACGGAACGAGCCGTAGTCCTTGGCCTCGGTAAGGAATTCCTTCATGTCGTCGTGGGACAGGACCGGAGCTTCATCCTCGGCACCGGCCTGTTCGAAGGCGTTCATATGCATAATATCTCCTTCTTCCTCCGAATGGGAGGCGCTATTGTTGTTCTCTCCGTCACTGTCCTCAGTGTCGGAATCACCCTGCTCCACGGCGAGGCCGATCAGAGCATAGGCGACATTCTTCTGTTCCTCGTTCAGCGTGTCGAAGACATCCTGAACGGTCTCGCCGGAAGACGAATCGTCAGACTCGTCATCGGCATGCGAAATATCGGACTGTGCAACGCTCTCCTCGGCACCACCAATGGCCGCGCCGATAAGAGCATATACAGCGTCCTTCTGCTTGTCGGTAAAAGTGTCCCAGACCTGCTGGACCGTTTTGTCCGACGCTTTCTCGGATGAATCGTCCTCGGTCTTGGCGGTCGACGTTTTGGAATCGTCGGCATGCTGCATGTCATCCTCGCTTTCCTCATCGCCATGCTCAAGCACGATCTCCTCGCCGGAGTAGATCACGGCCTCGTCATCCAGAAGATCCTGAGTTCCGTCCGAATGCTGAAGCGTGACATTGTCGATGTAGGCGCCGGGATTGGCGCCGGCAAGGACCAGACTCACCTCGCGGATGTTACCGTGCATGACGTTCTTGTTGTGTTCGGTCAGATGGTTCGCGTAGATCGACAGTGCGGTGATGTCACCGTGCTTGACGAGTTCTTTGGCGTCGCGACCCATCGGTGTGCTGTTAAACGTACCATAGCAGTAGACGCCATCCTCACGGTTCTCCAGTACGGCATGGCCGAGCACGTTATCGATGTCGCTATGGTTGTGCTGGTAGACCAGCGGCACCTTCTGACCGTCCTGATCGGCGAAGGCGTCCTTCAGAATAGTTCGCCCGTCGGAGCAACGGATGTTGTTCCGCGTGGCGTAACCACTGAAATCATACCCCATTTTGACTGTCTCCTTCCATTGGGGTGTTCAGCACATCCTGAATGGAAGGCTGTGCTGAATCTTGGGTTGGTTCTTCTGTGGATTCCGGCTGCTGTGCGGTCACGTCGGTGCCGAGCGGGTTGATGTTGGCGTTGCGCAACTGATCCGCCTGAGGTTCTTCGGAACGGGCGAAACCAAGGATCGAACGGAACTCGTTCGACGACATGATCTCGTTGGACGTGAATGCCGCGGCGATGTTCGCCAGATCGGCGACCGGAACCAACCTGAACGGATCACGGAAGAACTCGATGCTCTGTCCTTGACTTCGAGCGGTTTTGGTCAGAAAGGTTCGCTTCAGTGCATCGCAGATGGCTGAGATCATCGGCTCCAAGGTGCGGTTATGGTAATTGAGCATCTCCTCCTGAGAGGCGGTGCCGTTCACCACGGCCTCGGAAAGGCCGAGCTGACCGTAGAGCTGGGTCGTCAGATTCTGGATCTGCTGAAGCATGTGATTATCCAGACTCCGATTGAGCTGGGTAATCTTCTCGGCACTGTCGGTGTACGCAACGCCATAGGCGGAATCCTTGAGCTGATCTTCCAGCTGCTGACGGCGGAGTTCGGCCTGTCGCTTCTTCTCCTCCGTGCGGATCTGGTACGGGAACTGGATGATAAGATCGAGTTTGCCGGACGCGGCCTTGTCATCAATGGTATCGAGCTGATTGAGCTTTCGGATCAGACGCTGCAAGGTAGAGTTCGGCTCGTTCATCACCTGATAGAGCGGGTTCTGGACGATCGCCACCTTGCGCTTCGGCATGACGATCTCTTCGCGCTGGCCGGCGTTCGGAGCATCATTATAGACCGAAAGTTTAACGGCCCGAGGATACCATTCAACAACACGACCGACGCGCATGGTCTGAATATCGAACGAATTCGAATTCATCGGATTCACCGTGGTGTCAATCGGCACCAGAGCCGCGGCCCCGTCATCGCACATGGTCATCACGACATCCATGATGAAATCACGGCCTGATTGGTCGATATTGGCCTCGATGTTCAGACACTGATTGAGCCCGTCGTCGATCGTCTCCAGATATTGCTGCGTCATCTTGTCAATACGGCAATGCCGGATCTCGATGGCGCTCACATCGATGGCGATGCGATTGTACAGCGAGGATATGATCGATCGGTCGACGCCTCGGGTGAAGACCCGCGTATCAGGACGACGCGCCGAGGAATATCCGACGGACAACTGGAAATCGGAGGACGGATTGACGAACGCGTTCCATGCGTGTGCCAATACATCGGTAACGACATTCATTAGGCATCACCGACCGATCTGCCTGCGAGCGAAGTCGAATGAATATGACTGTCCGTTCCCACGGGCCCTGTTGGCCGCATAGGCGATTCCGGCTCCGAGGATAATCTTCCCCACATTCATCAACTGCTTCGACACCTCGTTGGCCGCGGTCTGCTTCATCTGGTTGCTAACCTTGTCGATAAACCGATTGCCTTTCTGCTTCTGAATTGTCGTCAGATTCGAATACTGCTGCTCAAGATTGAGCCGTTCATTGATCTTGCGGAGCTCGGCATTGGACAGCTTGTTCGGGGACTTCTTGAGAAGGTCTCGACTCTCCGTGTAATCCTTGTTGTCCGATCGGGAACGCTTGGAACTTACTGATCGCTTACGATCCTTGCGGACACCCCACTTCATGCCTTTGACGCCGAAGTGATAGAGCTCATTCATTGAAACCTCCTTCCCCTTGGATGTTAAGACGCCATTCATACTCCTCGATGTTCTTCCGGATCGATTGCTCAAGGAACGAATTGGTCGGTGGATCGAACTGAAGACGAACCTTCTGTTGAATATACGGCTTTACGCCAGTAAGAAGTTGATCGTCATCAGTGAATTCGCTCCACGTGTCTTCGATTCCGGTAATCGAATATCCATCCGAGGGACCAACTCCCAATTGTCTGAGATTGAAGAACGCAGAATTGATGAATACGGCAAGATCGTCATCGAAATCGGATGAATCAGGATCCAGCCCAATCGCCTTCTTAATCGACTTAAGAATACTTTCATTCATTACGGTCCTCCAATCCGATAAAAATCCACCATTTTGAAGTTACCTCCATGGACATGTGTCATTGGGTTTCCGTTCGACCAATGGACGAGCCCGTTCGTCGGTTCCGAAGTGCAGATCGTTGTGCGTCGCCAACGAACAACTGATCAGATTGTCCGGATCGAGCAGTAGATCGTCGCCGTGTTCTATGGAATCAGGAGTCAACGGCTCGATGTGATGGATCATGATCTTCCCGGCGATGGGATGATCGGGGCACCCGAGATCGAAACCGTTGTCCCGAGCGATCACCAAATCACGAACGTGTTTCCATTCGGGCGATCGATAGAACCGCTGGTTCATCCAACGTTCGGAACCGAATGTCGGTCCCCCGACGGATCCGTGACATTGCAGGTAATGGAACCGGTCGAGAAAATCCGAATACCGGATGAGCTCGTGATAGGATCGCATCACAGACCCATCTTTCGAAGGAACTGGGCGCCACGGGCTACGTTACGGGCCTTGTTGATTGCGTTCGAGGCTTTTTGGGCAATGCTGTTAACCATTTGCTTGGCTTCATCCGGATGGGAAATATAATACGAAGTCGCCACACCAGCAGCAGTAGTGGCGGCAAACGCTACCGCCTTTGTCCCGGCTCGAACCGCCTTCTTCGCACCACGGCCGATTCCGGTCTTAATCGGTTCGACACGATCGGTGGTCTTACGCTGTCGTTCGGCATCACGACGAGCCTTGCCCATATCCTGTTTTGAGTACTCTTCGTCAAAGGCCTTCTTGTAGGTTGGATCTTTTGAACGCTGCTTGACCACGGAATTAATGTTGCGTCGGCGAACTCCGGCGCCTTCGCCATAATACATCTTGGATCGAGCGGTCTCCTGAGCGTCCTTCCTCGCCTGTTTACGTGTATTACGCTCGGCTCGTCGAACACCCCACTTCATGCCTTTTACGCCGAAATGATAAAGTTCATCGGTCATGATTATTCCTACCTTGATGTTACAGTATTGACAATAATCTTATTACCAATCGCCTTCAAAGCTTCGTTCGCCGGAGAAGCCCAGGAATATCCAGCCCCATACCGAGCCCTCAGATAATTCATATACGGAGCACTATGCCCGATGGCGCTCTTCAGCGTCCCGACACTGGCTTTCATGATGGCTCGACCCTCCGGAGTCGAAGCCACAGTCAGACCTCCAGCTGCAAGCGAAGCCACAGACGTCTTCGCGGCTAGACTGATCATCTCGGTAGTCGCTGCGCGAAAATGCGACTGCCCTTTGTTCATACGGCGATTGATGCGCTTGACACCCTTCTTGCCATAACTTGCCCGATCCGTTATACGCTGTCTGGAAGTGTAATCAGCATTCGGCTTGTTAAGCTGCGCCTTACTGGGCTTGTCACGTTTCTTGCGGACGCCCCACTTCATGCCTTTGATGCCGAAGTGATAAAGTTCGTTTTCCATGTGATTTATCTCTTCTTTGACTTCTGGTTGCTTGAAAGGAGGGAACGGTATGCAACCTGATCGGCAATCCCCAGTCCGAGATTTGCAGATTGCATGCCAAGAGCGATCGTATTACTTAGACCTATCCATCGAAAACCTCCAGCGCTGTCGAGAATGGAGTTAACAGCCGCGTGTCCGAGTCCAATGAGAACGCTGTCCGCAATACGATTACCGGCCAGTGCTGCTCTCGATCGAACCTGACCATCTTTGTTAACGAAATTAGAGGTAGCCCTATCAGATCGTAGTTTAGAAACTGAGGCGTTCTTGCGAAGGGTATCCGTCGAGATCTTGCGCTTCTTTCGGACACCCCACTTCATGCCCTTTACGCCGAAGTGATAGAGCTCATCGCTATGATTCATTGAAGTTCTCCAATTCTCTGGAAGCATGTCCTCGGCGTCAAGTTGCTTGGCACGCCTCTTGATCCACCGTTTGACATCGTCCTTGTTGTTGCCGCGACCATAGGCCTGAATGGCGTTACGAAGATCCTTGCGATTCCTGATGGGATAACCGCCATCGGGCATGGCGAGACCACGCTTGACCAGCATGGCCCGTTGCTTATCGGAAAAATCCACCATTTTGAATCTCCAATCAGTCGAAGAGGTCGCGATTGTTCTTGTAGGCGACGAAGGCGTCCATCATGGCCGCAACGGCGTCGATTTTGTCCTCGCGCTTGGCCTTATACAGCTTCTTGTTATTGTTCGTGTCCTGAAGGACGATGCAGTTGCCCATGGTGAACGACATGAGTTCCTCGTCGAAGAGCAGACGACGATCCTCGGCCAGCTTCTTCAATTCGCCCAATGGAACGGATTCGGTCTTGGCACCCTGAATCACTTTCTCGATGCCGAACTCGCCGTAATCCATGGTATACCGCGCGACGAAGTCCTTGGCGTTGTACGGATCGTAACCGAGGCATCGCACATCATACTCCGACTCGGTGATGTACTTGTCGAGATCCTCATACACCTGCACCATATCGAGCACTGTACCATCCATGACGAACAATGATCCTTCATTCAGGAAATTCTCGTACTTCTGACGAGCCGCCGAAGGAAGATGCTGCATGGTATAGGCTGAAATATAGTTCCTCGTCTTGACGCCGAATGTCTCGTCGGACAGGGGAAACAGGAACGTGAACGAGCAGAAGTCGTCGCCTTGGGACAGATCGGCACCGAGCGCACACGGCATGCCCCAGAAGTCCTTCTTCCGATGGGGAAGCGTCTCCTCGAAGGTGAAGAAGTAGGTGTAGCCCTCCATCGGGATGCCGAATCGCTTCGCCAGAATATCGTTGCGGGTGGCGGGAGCCTTCTCGGCGCGTTCGACGTCGAGCTGATAGGTTTCATAGGTAACCGTTTGCCCAAGATTAGGATTTGCCTTGATCCACATGTCCGGATTGGAGACTTCCTTGACATCGTCAAGCCGATAATAGAATATGGAGACATGAGGATTGACGTATTCTCCTTTGAGAATGTCCATCAACTCCATTTTGATGGTATCGCCGACCGAGTTTCGGACGGTGCCCTCGGAAGAGGTGGCCACGATGAGATAGTCGTCCAGCTTTGACGCGCCCTGTTCGATGGCGCCGATCACATCCTCGCGAATATCACCGGACAACCATTCGTCAACGGTCGATACCTTGGGACGAAGGCCCTGGAGCTTGTCAATTGACATCGGACGAACCTTAAGAAGCGAACCTGTGAGGAAATTCTCCACACCCTTCTTGGTCGAGGCGAGCTTGGCCTGAGTAGATTTCGGTCCGTTACCGGGAAGCGAGCCTTCGGAAAGGAACTTGATGAGTGGACCGGGAGATCGAATGATTGCAGTACGGAATGGGATCATGGTTTCCTCGGCCTGCTTCATGGTTGGGGCCACAACGATCTGCGAAGTCGTCGATGTATCCATGATAAGGAAATATGCCTGGATGAATTCGGCGAACATGGTCTTGGCGGCGCCACGGGCGACGATCAAATATAGTTTGTTGATCAGACGTTTGCAGATCCGACGATTCTCGTATCGACCCGGACCTCCATGAGGATTCGGAATATAGACCGATCGTTCGACAAAGTAGTACCAACCAAATATCTGCTCGCCCCAGAGTTTGAAACTATCGAGAAGATGAACCGGAGATCCGTCGGTCAGGGTGAGTTCCTTCTCGCAGAACTTAACCCATCCCTCGACCTTGTCGGCGTCATAGTAGATCCCTGGATTACGAATGAGATCGTCGATGCGGTTCATCTCCATCTCGATCTCATGGCATACCGGGATCTCTCCGGCCATGACCCTATCACGGAACTGACCGTAATACTTCGGAACGGCTGTGTTTGACAGGGTCATGGTTCCTCCTTTATTCATTACAAGTTCTTTTTCATTGATGTCAATCCGCCCCAAACATCGTCTTCGTCGGAAATTTGACCAACAACTTCGAATCCTTGCTTTTCATAAATATGTCTAGCGTCTGGAGAAATTCCAGGAACTTCAAGAGTTAGCTGTTTCATTCCGGACTTTCTAGCATAATCTTCGGCCATTCTCATTGCGGCTTGCGCGTAACCCTTTCCTCGATCATGCTTTTTAATCCCAAGCCATGTAATATTTAACGAAGTCGGAGATTCGTGGAATAGTTGAAGGTCTCCGATCTTGTTAGAATTCGCATCATATAGTTCCAAATTCTTAGTTGAGTCGATTTGTTTTTGCAAATTAATATTGTGTTTTGCAAGAAAATTTGAGATCGGATTAGCTGTTGACTGAATTCCTCGTATTGGAGCTCCGTTTTTAGTTTTTGATTCCAAAATAAGTTGTTGCTTTTTAAATCCACTTTTGGCAGATGGTTGGCGTTTCTTACGAATGCCCCATTTCATGCCTTTGATGCCATAGTGGTAAAGTTCATCAGTCATTGAAATATCCTTTCACCAGCTACGGAGCAACCCAAATATCACCGACTTGTCGTCGGTCCTGATTGATGCTGATAATGAGATCCAAGCCCGTTGGATCCGTAGGCGCGATTAACATCATTATGAAGGTCGAAGAAGCACAGTTGACCGATCTTCATTCCTGGAACTATGCGGATCGGATGATTGTTGAGGTTTTTAATCTCAAGCGTGATGTCACCGGCAAACCCCGGATCGATGAATCCGGCGGTGACATGGGTCGCAAGACCGAGACGGCCAAGCGACGACTTGCCTTCGAAGTGCGCGGCGATGTTCTTCGGGATCGTCACTCCCTCGTTTGTCGAACCAAGGATGAATTCATTTGGATCGAGAACGAAACCGTCATCGTTCATGGCGAAACGAATATACTCCAGATTATGGAGCGTACAATCCATGGCATTGATCTCACCACGACCGAAATATCGTACGATGCTCTTAGAGAGTGTGACGTCGTAACTGCATGGCTGAAGCTGGGACTCATCGAATGGCGTAATCATATGCCGGGTAATACAAAGATCTTTAATTTCGGTATCGTTAAGCATAGACCGTCCGATCTCTCATCTTCAGAATTTCATTATTGGACAATGTGCTCTCAGGATGTCGCTTGCGATAGTTTTCAACGAACTTTGTCTCATTGGATCGCTTAACAAGTTTCATCGCTCCTATGGAAGTCGCAAATGCGGCTCCAATAGGACCGTACTGGTTTGCCAATGTGTGAGCAGCGATCTTTCCCTGCTCTTTGGCGAACATGGAATCGATATGATCGTTCCCGAGCTTCGTGAATCCCTCGACATTGATCTTGTCGGTATCGAATACGATTAATGGATTCTTTGCAAAGTATCCGGAATTCTCTTTATCGTTCACATCGCGGATCGCACCATATCCGGCCTTCTTCATAGCCGAATAGAATTTATCATTGATCGGCTGTTGCTCCTTGGTATGAAGAACAAGCGTGGTGTTAAATGCCTTATAGGTATTATCGCCGATCTTTCCGGAATCAAGTTCCTGTTTAGCCTTACGCCAAAGTTTTCCTTGCTTCGTTGTAGGAGGAACCGCGGATGCCATCGCGTCTATGTTCTTCTTAAAAACATCGAAAGATTGCTTATCAGTGTCGAACATATTCTTAAGAACCTTTCGAGCGGATTCAGGGGAGGCAACATTAATATCTCCTGCGGCTCGCATGGCCTTACGATACACGGGTCCATTCGCACCAAGTGTCTTGCCATAAAGACCTTCATACCGATCTTTGTCGTGCTTGTTGACGAAGCCATAAAACGCCCTATTGGTCGGTTCCGATCCGTTGTTCGTCAAACGACCGATCTCACTTCCCTTTTCGAATACCCGATCGGTGACTTTATCGTAATGCTTGTACGCAACATAGGCCGCTGCGGATGCTAAAGCAATACCTCCGGCAACCTTAAGGATTGTTTCTGTCTTAGCTCGATTATAAGCTTTGATCTCGGCCTCGTCCTTGGCGAATCCTTGATCGATGTATTTCTTTTCGAGATCCTGCTGACGCTTTGACTTTTTCTTCTGGTTTTCAAGTTTCAGTCGAGTCTTTGCATCTTCGAACTCTCGGCGAGAGCATTCAGCTTTAACCATGTTCGATGTCGTGGAATGCTTTTTGGCGGTCTTTCGATCAGACAGCATCTTATCGCGCTTCTTACCGAGCGAGGTAAGCGATCCATCTTCGTTCTGATACCTTCGAACACCCCACTTCATGCCTTTGACGCCGAAGTGATAAAGTTCATCTTCCATTTGACACCTCGCTTTCTTCGACGTTTCCTGAATACGAACGGAATGCCGCTAAAGCATTGTCCATGAGCTCCTGGAGCTGACCAGATTTGTTCAGCGCATCCTTCTTGGCCTGAAGCATAGCCGTCTCATACCTGATCTTCTCCTCTTCAAGCTTGTTTCGAGTCGAAGCGAGCTTGAGATAGTGCACGATGACCTGAGATGAAGCCGTCCCCTCGCGAAGTTGCTGCTCGGCAAGGTTGACGGCGAGCGAAATCATCTGATTCTCGCGTTCCTCCGGATCGGAAGCGGGCGAGAACTGAGGGGAAGACGATCCATCGAGCTTCTTACGTCGCCCCATGAAAAATCGCCTCCAGTTCTGTAATGGTTTCAAAGAGTTCTGATGGGTTTGGTTCTCCAAAAGAGAGCACCGAATGGTTGTCCCTAATATCGAAAGGAGTTTCCTCCGGTTTTAACAACCGCCATGAGCGAGGAATTTTGCTTCGGACCCAAGCGGCGCTCCCATTTGAAGCCCCAAAATATGTGGTCTGGGTAATCGACTTCTCGAAAAATATCCCGTCGGGGAAAAATCGAGGAGGCAGGCGATGCGGGAGGGTGCCGGTTCGTCGCGACCCCTCCCCCTCCATCAAAATAATATGACTCCTTGGCTCAAATCATATTATTTTATCGACGAAGAGCGAGAGATCGCAACGAAATCGGTACTTTTTAATTGAGTTTTCCCATTGGTGTAGGATCACTCTTCTTAATCTTTGCGTATTGACCGATCACATCGTACTTGATGATCTCGTCCATTGCAAACTCGTACTCACGATCTAGTTCGACATCAGTCATCGCATCAGTGACTGACATGACTCGTGCCAAATAGGAGCATGTGCAATAGTCCATACGCTGATCGTAGTCATACCATTGATCCCAATTGGTCCATGGATTGTATGGATTGTCAATCGTGGTAAGCAGATAGTCCTTGGTACTAGCCATTGTCTGCCACCTTAGTCTTGGTAGTCACATTACGCTTCAGTGTATCTATTGATACACCAAGCCTATCGGCCACTTCAGCCTGTGTGTAACCACGATTGAGCATGGATCTTGCCCTAGCAATGAGGGACGCTGACATAGTAACACCCTGTTTCGGAGTTGCTAATTGCTTAACTCTGTCAGGATCCGCGTTTTGCAGGATCTGCTGAAGGGTGTTCTTGCTGACGGCCCTATGCTGAACGGCTTCCCATTCCTTATCAGTGATGTCGACCAATTGCTTCTTGGCGCCCACTGCAATACGGGCCTCATTAAGGCACCTGTTGGAAAGCTTTTTCAGATCATCCTTTTCATATTCTGGATGAGCCGCCTTCTTGGCTTCGTACAAATTGTCCGAAAGAAGCTCGGCTTTTCGTTCCAGAGGAGCGTTTTTAAGAGCCGTATTGAGTTTGGCTTTCAAGGAACTGACCTCTGACGAATATGTTTTCGCAGCTTGGGGATCGTACTTGAACGAACCGGAATTCAAATACGATTTTCGGGCTTGGTTTGCTAGGGACTTCAGAGAATTTGCATAGTTAGCATAAACGCCTTCCATCGCCGTTCCGGACGAAAGTTCGTAGGCATCCTTGGCTAGGTCCATCTTCACCGTTACCGATTCGGCTGGGACTTTCTTCCAAGAAATAACCTTTCCGTCCTTGTCCTTCTTAGCGGGAACGACCTTCTCTCGACCGGTTTCGACGTAGACTTTCTCACCTGTTTTAGGATCAATCCATCCGCCTTCCTTGGCCGAACGAAGCTTGCGTTCAGGAATGCGTTCGGTAGACGTGGATCTGGAAATAAGAGTGGATGCTCCACCATATTTTCCGTTTCCTCGGCTCTGCCACTTCTGCTTGAGAAGATCGATCTGATTGTCACGTTCGGACTGTTTCCAGTTCAGCTCGTGCTTCTCAGCATCGATGACGACCATCGAATGACGGACCGCCTTCTCAATATCCTCCCAAGGAGCACCCTTGATGGTCATGTCTGTAATAAGGTTGGAGACGATGCCCATCTCTCTTCCCTTTTCACGCTTCGTCATGACTCGCATGCCTTCATACTTAGGATATGCAGTCTTGGGATCGAAGTTCTTCAGACCTTCAAGAGCGGATCGAGTCTTGATCTCACCTCGGTTGTTTGGAATAACCAGAACGTTATCGCCATCAAAATCAGCGCCAGAGAGTCGTTCGGCCACCTTGGAATTGATACCGACACAATCCTTGGATCCGCTAAGAGCCGCCCGGGCTTCCTTGTTGTTGTTATTGACCGTGAGCTCAGGAATTTCGAACTTTCCACCATGCGGGAAGCGAATAAGAATCACCTTCTCGCCAGGTCTGAAGTTCGGAGCGTAGATCTCATTGTCCTTCAAGGAAGGGATCGGTAAAATAACCTGAGTCCTCTGACGAGGCATGGCTGCGGCCTTCATATGAATTGCCGCTGAATCACACTCATCGGAAAACGACTTGAGCAGATTGGCTTTGACCACTGGATTCTCCAAAGCCATGATCTCATCGTAGTCTTGCTTACGACGATCAAGGTCGATACCTAGCTGACGCTTGGCCAAGGAAATATCCTGCTTAGATAGCATCTGCGAAGGAAGACTTCGAGACCAATCATCCCAATCGCCTTCGTCATTGACCTTGTTGACCAACGACTGCTTCTTCTTTCCGGTCTTGGGATCATCGTACTCATATTGGCCCTTGATGGGATCGATGGTGGCACCGAATGGATTGCTCCAATCGACATCGCCTTTGGTTCCATCCGGGTTAGTAACTCGTTTGAGCGGCTTCAATACCGAATTATCGCCGGTTCCCTCGATCGGGGTTCCCCGTTTCTTGTTCGTGTTGAATATAATGTCTACACCATCTGGGAACTGATCGGGATCACCGTACATGGCCATACCTTTGAGGTAATGGCTGTTGTCAACGTTGATTCGGACCTGCGCGTAATGTGAACCGCCAAGTTCGAGATCTGCCGCTCCCGGACGAATAAGCATAACGCCATCACGTTCGGTTCCTCCGTCCTCGGCGTACACAACACCAAGACGCTTAGAATCGAGGGATACCGGCTTCTTGATTCCAACGCCACCTTCGTGAGGCTCGTCGAGGGACATACCGATGTTCTTGATCTTATTTCGGTCATTGACCAGATCTCGAACAGTCACACCAGGAGCGGCAAGGACCTTGACCGTGGTGTGATTCGGACCACCCATCTTGGTGTAAATATAATGGGTGGTGTAGCCTTCCTCCTCAAGCATGGCCACGGCAACCTTGAGTTTGTCCTGAGAATATCCCAGATATTGCTCAACGCCTTTGCCGATGTCGACGGCTCCATCCTTACCAATGGTCTCTTTGAGATTATTGGCGATGATGGTCGACGCATTGGCTCGAGCACGACTCGAAGGATTGAGAAGGGATCGAACCGTGGATTCATTCACACCCATGATCTCGCCGATCTTGGTGTTGGAATATCCCTTCTGCTTGAGCTCATAGGCGCGATGCTGACGCTGGGCAAGCTGCTCGTTATAGGCAATGGTCCTACGAGCACGAAGCTTCGTTGTCGTGATCCCCATGGAATCGGAGATCTCTTTCTCGGTGAGACCGGAATTCTTGAGATCTAAATATCGCTTGTAGAAGTCCTCGTGCTGGTAAGGGTCCTCACCAGATCCATAAGGGTACCTTCCGGAACGGCGCTTGACGCCGATGTGGGACAACGAGTTAGACTCGTCTTCCATCAACACGACCATGACGTTGCCTTTCCTGAAAATATCATCACCACTGCTCCGATTCCTCGGCACGCAGTTTGTTGATCAGTTGATCAAAGTGCTGGATTCGATCCATGATGTGGGCGATCTCATCCGGGCTGACCTCTTCGTAAATATCAGCGTTCGGTCCAAGCTTGATGTACTTAGGATCGGCGTTGGTGGCGATCTTGATGTGATCGTTCTGATAGAGACGAAGGTCGAACTGAAGGTTCATCGGCTTGACTTTGTATTCAAGACAGAACAGCGAAGCGTAGATATACAACTGATCGAAGTGTTTGACTTCGCCGCTTCCGGTCTTGAGGTCGAAGATGCGCAACAGCTTCTTCTTGTCGTCGTATCCGATGAGGTCTGCGGTGCCGAAACAGTTCGGCGAGAAATATAACACCACTTCGGGCGACATGCGATAATGCAGGCCATCATTGACGAAGTCGTTCAACGTCAGATGGGTCTTCGGCAGAGCCACACGATGTTTGTTAAGATCGGCAGCAAGAGCATGCAGCTCGGTTCCGCGTTGTGCCGCAAGGGACGATCGGAACATATCGGCCATATGATCGTCATCGTAACGGAGCCATGAATGCTTGCTGGCTCCCATGAAGGCATGAAGGCCCTCAAGATTGTGATGATCATTGAAATGCATCATGATGCAACCTCCGTGGAAATATGGGACTTGGTCATGTGCTGTTGAAGCTTGTCGAGAATATATTCCTCGTTCTCGGGATAGATGAACGCCGCAAACGAGTCGGCATTCATCTGGGCCACGTAATCATCCTGATTCGGCTGATGCTTAGCGTCAGCACTCTTCTTGACCTCAAGGGCGGCCCATCGATCCTTATACAAAACGAGAAGATCGGGGATTCCCTGAATATAGTTGGGATCGTTCTTCAGCACACGAGATCCTGGAAGACGTTTGCCGATCTCCTTGATGATCTTTCGTTGGAAGTCGCGTTCCAAACTCATGGTTCTCCTTTCGACAGAGAAAAATAAGAGTGGGGAACGGTACCGCCCGCAGAAAGGATTGCTCGGAAAATAAGGCAAACTCTTCCCCACTCTTACCTCTTTGTGCGATGTTTTTGTCGCGATGACAAACCTACTCGACATAGGTCGGTTCCGGTACGGTATCGACATGCTCGAGATGCCATCCATACCAGAATCCGTCGGGCTGCTTGAGTGCATCGTAGATCTCCTGATCCTTACAACCGTAATAGAAGGCCATATGGGTCACGCTGGGAAATATAAGATCCTTCTCAATGATGCGGACCGGTTTGTAGGCCTTGATGTTGCGGGCGTCATTCCAGCAAATATGCATGCCTCGACATACGCCGTGGTTTCTTGGATGGGCAAGCGCCTTCAGAACATCGTCGACGCTCGTTTCGAGGAAGATGGCCACCCGTTCTGGAGACGGATGGATCTCGTTGAGTTCATAAATATAAACTTCTTGGTTCTTGTCGTGATGTGACATGTGTTGTTCCTTTCTAAAAGTATGCAGGTATCAGGCCGCTGCATACTTTTGTCGCGCGTTTTCTCTGCCAGCATTCTCTATGTATTATTACTCTTTTTTCTTTTTTAAAATAATAAAGAGATAAAGAAAACGCGCGAAAGTATGCAGGCACCCAGAAAACCCAATGATTCCAAGGCCTCAGGGCACATTGACCCTCAAAAAAGTATGCAGGTTTTTCTGCATACTTTGTGTAAAACCTGCATAGTTTACACCAAAAGTATGCAGGTTCAAGCCTGCATAGTTTTTAAAAAAGTATGCAGGTTTGGGGGACTTTTGCCTTGTCGTCATGTCCGAAATACCGAAAGATCGTATGCCAAAGGGATCCTATAGACCTTTCTGCATGTCCGACAATAGAGCAGATGAAGGCGTTGGACGCGCGAATATGCGGCCATCCGATCTCCCTTCCTGCGCAAAGCAGCCGTGATTTCCCACGAACGATAGTGCTCGCATGGCATGATCGACCTAATCTGAATCATCGCGCTTGGCTGAATCTGAACCAGATGCTCGAAATATGCCCGCACAAGACCTCGCTTCTGGCATCGAATGCAATACGTTCCGAGATCGAAAGGAACCTCATTGCCATAAAAATCAAACAATGGCCTTCCCGATGTCTCGATCTGAACCGCAATCGGAACCTCCGAATCACAGTCGCACGGGCTCATTTGTCTCGCCAGATCATAGACGTCGATCCTGTCCGGATCGCCACCATCCATCACATAGGTCATCCTAATCCTCCTTTCCGGAAATATCCTTCGAAGCGAACGTCCGCTCGTTGAAGGTTTCCTTGTTCGCAAGAGCCCGCAGGATCGCCGAATCGATCGGGGCGAAGCTTCGCAGAATATAATAGTTGAGTTCCTTGAACGGCGAGTTGATCCTGTCGATGCGCCCTGCCGCCTGCTCCATGATCCGATATGAGTAGTTGAGCGAATAGAACAGCATGGTATCGGTCTGCGTGCAGTTCCATCCAGCGGCTCCTGATCCGTAGTTCACCAGATAGATCCAATCTCCATCCTGCGGAATATCATCGTGATGATGCCCGTTGTACTGATACACCGGTATGCCAGTCCGCCTCCGCAGGCTCAGCAGCTCCTCCAGTTCGAAATCGTAGTTGTAGAATATCACGATCCTCGGATGACGGATGCAGATATCCATTGTCTCCTTGATCCTGCTCGGATCCGAGTTCACCAGTTTCCTCTGGGCGAAGCAGTACTGCGATACGTTCTTCAGCGGCTCTCCGGTCCATGGATCCTTCCGTTCCCTTCTCAGGGTCTTCAGGGCCTGTTTGTCGTGATCCACGACGATTTGATAGACGGGATTGCGACTGGGACCACGGTCCTTCGGACGCTTCATCGGCACCATGATCCGTCGTTTGAGCTTCTCCAGAATATCGGTATGCCTCCAGTCGTTGACCTTCGGGTACTTCGCCCATCGGTCATACACGGCGTGCATGGTCATGAATTGCGTCTTGTTCTTATAGAACCCATTCGCCACGAATATGGGAATGAGATCCTCGTATGAATCCGCAGGGGTCGCCGAAAGCAGGATCCATCGATTGCCTTGCGCTTTGGCGATATGGATGAATTCCTTGCTCCAGACCCCGGTTCCGGTCGCATGCTGCTCATCGAATATGATCACGCCATGGAAATCGTGATAGGCCTTGATGCGCTGCCAGCTATCCACGGTGATCTCCACTCCCGACGGCTTGTTCGTACCGATATGCAGGCCGAATTTGATGAGATCCTCGCCCCATTCGGCTTTATCGCGCTTCTTCGCCTCGGTGATGATGAGCAGATCGGGCGAGCCCTTGAGCGGCATGAGCGTCCTGCCGCTATCGGACTCGCCCGAACGGGTCCGGCAGCACGTCCGAAGCCACCACATGATGGCCACGATCGATTTGCCGGACCCGACCTCGCCGACCAGAACGTTCCCGGATCGCAATTGGCTCAGCGCCCGTTCCTGAAACGGTTCCAGAGTGACGGCCATTACTTGCTTACCTCCTCCGAGGATTTGAGGAGGTTGGCGAATATGCCTTCTTCTCCTCCTTGTTGATATGCTCACCGACGTAGTAATACTCATGGGTTATCCGCATATCGCAGAGATAAGGCCTCGGATCGTCTTTCTCGAAATATCGCTCCAGATACTTCGTCAGTACGTCAAGCTCATCTTGATCGAAGTCCCATGATGTATGCCAGTAGAAGATATGATCACCATCACTGTCGTGACGGAGCTCATTTCCATCGTAAAATCGTGATCCGAGAAATCCGTTGATCCACCCTTCCATGGCGATCGAGGCATCCGGACTCAATTTGCTGCTAACGGCGATACCGACAGATACTTCATTATTTGCGATCATGATTCATCCTTTTCTTGTATGTTTTTCGGTTTCAAGTTTGGCGTTGTGAATGACATAAGTCAGATTGACTGTTTTTTTTTATGATTCCTCCTTAAATATCCAACGCGGTCTCGTCTTCTGGCGGATTGTCGTAACGGTACGTGAACCCGAGATAGGTTGAGGATCCCGT